TTCTTCTGCCAGCATACCTCTGAATGAAGTATATCAGCATTCCAATTGTGTTTAAAATCCAATTAATCATAGCCTTATTATTTTAATTTAAGGTTTAGTTTCTATTTGTTTAAATAATTAATTCGATGTATTAACTGTTTTCAGTTTACCTTGTAATACGGCTACAGCTGAATCACTAGCTGATGTTCGTATGTTCTTTATTGTTATAACCTTTGCAGCAGTTCCTGCTACTGGAGCGTATGCAATTAAAAACGCATCGACATCTGCCGATGGATGCGCATTTGTTAATGTTATTGTTGTATTTGTCCATGCTTTCATAGCTCCAGTTGCTATATCAAGCCCTGTAATTGCGCTGAAGAACATTGTAACTAACTGGGTTGGCAAATCCGAAAGTTTACCCCCACTGATAGAAATTGGGGAAACCTGCCCATTCATATAGAATGTTAGCAGATTTGACATCGCTGAAAAATCTGATAAATCTATAATATATGTTCCACCATTCCCATATAGTGTAAAGTTTGTTAAAGTTTTAATTTGCTTAACATCGGATGACCTTATGATCGTGTTAACGCCAGTATGACCAATGTCAAGTCTAGTTAATGGCAAGTTAATAAAATCAGCTGAATCTATAATACTTGATGAAAATCCTCCATGAATAAAAATATCTAACAAGCCAGTCATTAACTTAAAATCAAGACTTCGAATAATTGATGTTGAACCATAACCAGTTATGTTGAATTTAGTCAAATTCTTTTCAAAAATATCCGATGTAAAAAAGTTAAATGTCCCCGCATTTGCAGAAAAAACTATACTAGTCAATGGCATCGCCGTTAAATCTGCTGAGTTGCATATATAATTAGATAATGTGGGAGCTGCCTGCACATCAATTTCTTCTATCGGTAATTGACTCAAATCTGCTGTGTTAAATACAGAATAAACACTCAATGTTCGCAATGTTAATTTCTTCAAATTTGTAAGGTACTTTAAATCGGATGAATTGATAGTCAATTTCCCATTATCAGAAGAAGAATAGTACAAGTAAAGATATTCTATGCGTCTAAACTTAGCCAATTCAGATGATGCTATGTTAAATGTTGTGTTATTATAGACATAGAATTCTTGTAAATAATTTATATCACCATATATAATACAATTATACGTCATATTAGCAGTAGGGAATGCACTAACTATTGTTTTTTCTGCCCCATCTGCGGTAAGCAGTATGTCTGAACCATACCCCCAATTAAGGTATACCGATTTCCCTACTGGCACTTTATATTTCAAAGTAATCTGCGATTTAGTCGCTGGCTGCTCTGAAGTGAACTGAACTGTCATATAAGTTAATTGAAGGGGGCCAGTAACATACTTTCCCCCAAAGTTAACTATTGTGCCGTTGTACATCACTAAACTCATAGCTCAATAAGTGTAAAGTTTTTATCCTTGCTTAATGTCTCAAATACTGCATTAGGGCTTAACTCCCACCAGTTAGGAAGGTTGTATACCCATGACACATACTCTGAACAGTACATCCTGTCTTCAGCATGACTCCTTGTGTGTCCTTTCCAAATACCCGTTAGGATGTAAATAGGTTGCCAAAGTATTAATGACACGAAATCATAGGGGGTTGCCCCAATTTTTGATACTGCCCTGTTCCTTAGGTCTTCATTGAACTTCTTTGGCCTATGGATCTTGTACTTGTAACTAAACATCTTATTCCAATTGTCCAGTGACCTCAAGTTTGTACCATCCTTTTGTGCATCTATGATGAAAATTTCTCCCCATACTTCTATAACTAGGGCAGTATGGTTTATACGGCTCTTGGTTAGTTTTTGTATAATCCTGCCTAACCAGCCATGAGATGTACAGTGGAGCACATCACCCATTTTTAAATCTTGTGATCTTAGTATCATAGTTTTTTATTATATTTATCACGGAATAAATACATAAATAATGGACGACAAATTATTCGTACCTAAAACAGCAGACGATTTTATAGGTTTAGACCAACATACAAAGGACAAATACCTTGTTATTGCGTCATATTTCCATAATATCGACGCTGTGCAGATAATGCTTAAGGCAGGGGCTAATGTTGATACTCATAATGGGTACCCTATGTCCAAGGCAAAAGAGAACTGGGATGTTGAGATGCAGCAATTACTATCAACATATATGAATAGAAAAAAAAATAAGAAATAAAAATGAACGATCCAAATTTTTACCCTAACCTAAACGAAGAGAATACCCAAGAGAACCTGAATGAGGTGTACAATGATGACATAGAGTTCTTGAGTATGGACGAGGCATGCCCTAATAGCCTCAAGAAACAATTCAAAATGTATGCACATATGATACATATAGCATTAGCCGAAGAGAACTTTAGTGATTACCAGGTAGAGGATTATCTAAAAAAACTAGTTGATGACGCAGTATGACATTTTTAGACCAAAAAATAGGGATAACGTAGTTGCCAAAATACAAAAATTACCCCAGTTCGTCAAGGATGAATTACTAATGCTAAATTTGTCATTTGACATTATGCACATTCTACTGGATGGTGGTGCAAAAGTTGACATTTATAACAACAAACTACTCATAGAAGCTTGCACAACAGGAAACGTAGACCTTGTACGGTTATGTATAACTTATGGCGCTGATATAAATGCAAACTATGGAACCCCATTATGGCAAGCATCAGCTAATGGTCATAAAGATGTAGTACAATTACTACTTGAAAATGGTGTGTGTAAACTCAGAATAAACCAAGCTTTTAGGTCAGCGTGCTTTCAAGGCCATATAGAAATTGTAGACATACTACTACAACATGGTGCAAATGTACATGACCTCTATGATGAAGCATTAATTGATGCGTGCCATGTAGGCCATCATGAAATAGTAAAGTTACTATTACGACATGGGGCAAATGTAAATGCACAGAACAATTTCCCATTTAGATCGGCTTATAATAATATGGATTTTAAAATGATAAAAATACTTCTAAAAGGAGGAGCAATCTTACCAGCTGACCACGGAATAACAAGCCCAATAGTATTATTGTACTTTAGACTCCATCAGATAAATTTTTATTTGCAACAAGCTATACTAAAACTTTTTTAATTTTGCATATATAATATCTAAAAAGTTCTTTTAACAACTGTAGTGATCTATAGCGGTGCATCGTTTGATTTTTTAAATACAATTTGATTAATTACTTATGATGATGACCAGCAATTGGGTGAAAGCCCAATGGAACCTTGAGCGGCTGCAGGACGAACACATAAATCCTGATCAAGGCAAGTTGTGGAGTATGATTCACTTAAACCCTCAGAGAGTCCCTCTTAAAATACGCCATAGACTGTTTCTCAGTTGATTAACCGTAGTGAAGATTGGTGGTGCATCGTATGCCTTACTTACAATTACAATGATAAGGGAATGAGATGGCCTAATAGGTGCGAAGGCCCGAAGACTCTGCTCTCGGTTTCCTGGCGACGTACAAGCGTACAGGTTACCCTATTGAGACAACATTCCAAGAGAGAAAACTCTAAACTCACCTTCTTAGTTTCTCGGTAAAGTTTCCGTTTTTTGTACAGAATTCAAGGGGTCCTAAGGACCCCTTTTTTTACGATATATACATAAAGCACTTTTACATATGGCATTCATTAAGATAGGGGATAGAAGAGTTAACATGGACATGGTACTGGAGTACCAGCCAGTTGAAAAGTTACTGTTCAATAAGAACCATAACTACAGTATCAAGTTTAAACTTATCAATGGTAACGAAGAGTTCTTTAGGTTCTTCGATAAGCTAGAGGAACGAGATGCCTTTATTGAAAAACTAGACCAAAAATACCTTGACTATGAGTAACGACTTTTTCAAAGGGTTCTCTACATCATTCAACACAGGCTTCAAGGAGAAACCAAGAACCGTGTGTGTGAAGTATATAGACGGAAGTGTTGCTGAGTACCCAGGCATAACTGACCCTTGGAGGTACATAGCAAAGGTCAAAAAGATGCCAAACGTTAAATCTGCTTGGATAAAATAAAAATTAGAACATGATCGTAAGGGAAAGCCTAGGCGAAATATTCAAGAGTAAAGAGTTCAGTGATGAGGTCCTACTAGAGAACCTTAGTGACCTAAGGAGTAATAGGGAAAAAATTATGAAACTATTCAATGGTAAAATTCCATCAAAGTTCATGACGATTTCTGCTGAGTATGGTCCATTCATATCCAAGCACATAGATGAACTCAGTGAAAGCCTTACCAATATGTACTTCCTATGTAAAAAGCTAGGTCTAGATGATAACCCTATAACCAATGATTGGTTAGAAAAAAAGTACTATGGATCTACTGGGTATATAACTGCTATTAAAGTGCTAGAAAACGAGGCATATAGCTTTTCCTATAGGAATAAAAAATTTGCAGAAAGCCTAAATAGTGGGTTCTGGGAAATTGTGTACGAGTTATTAAAAAAATTCAATGTAAAAATGATGGACCCTTCTCCAGGGTATAACTATTCTTTGTACTGCAGTTTATCAAGAGAGCTTACCGAACAGGAGACTGATGAGCTTAAGAAAGCAGTTCATAGCGAAGGCCCTAGAACAGGGTACACCATCCCACAAGGGTATAGGACGCTTAATTTTATATCCCAAGAAAAATATGTAAGTTAACGATGATATTTAAGCCCAAAACTCCAAGCGAACTACGTAAGCACTTCAGCAGTATGGATGTTGCTGAGAGAACACTACTTATGCTACAACTATGCTCCGGAAACCATACATACAACTTAAAGTATGGTGATATAAAAGAGGTAGTTGAAGTACTTGTGGAAGATGGAGTTTACATAAATGCACAAAATAATAAAGCACTAGTATATTCAGTTAAAAGAGGTCTAATTGATATTTGTAGAATTCTCATTAAAGCAGGGGCAGATCCCAACCAAGGAAACCCTATTTTTATTGCATGCCTTAATGAGAACATAGCTATGGTAAGATTACTGCTTGAGGCAGGAGCGGACCCTAATGTACTTAGTAATGACCCTTTAAAAATTGCGCTACAAGGGGGTAATGAAGCAATGGTAAGACTACTCATAGAGTATGGAGCAGATGTTGAGAATGTTCGCAAATGGTGTATCACACACAATATGGTGAGAGAACGTAAGCTACTTGATAATATCAAACAAACTAAAGGTGTGAATGAATCGTTATTTAAGCCGAAGTTGTTTATACCAAAGAGTAAGAATGAGATCCGTAAAAACCTTGAGATGGAGGGGGTTGATATAAACAAGTACCTTATAAGCCTTGCGTATGTTTTCTCAAACTCATCATACTCTTTGCCTATGTTAAAAGCACTGCTTGACGCAGGGGCTGACCCTAACTATAATGACGGTGAAGCGTTACTAACTGCTGTAACACACAGTAATGAACAAATGTGTAGGTTACTACTACAGTATGGAGCAGATGTCAATATACGTAACCATTATGACGTAGGCATACTTGAACGTGCATGTGATATAGACTACGTACCTATAATTAAGATGCTTCTTGACTCAGGAATAAAGGTATCAGATAAAGCACTAAAAAATTCAGTGTACAATTGCAGCCCAAAGGCAATACACTTACTGCTTAAATATGGGGCAAATGGTGATAAAGTACTTAGAGAGCTTAAACGTGACCATATATTTGTTAGCACACATATCGGTTTAAACATGCTTGAAGAGGAAGTTAAAAATAATCTTTAAAAAATCTCATAAAAATTTTTTTATCTCAAGAAAAGGTGTTTTATTTGCAATATGAACTTGTAACAATTGCCTTATGAAAATAAGATTTTTGCTATACCATAGGATCATATCAGCTTTGATTTTAATATGGTATACTGATTTAGGAGAAGCAAAGCAAAAATCTTTTGAGTACTACCGCAAAATGTTCTAGGTAAAAAAAGTTAAAAATGTTTTTTTATCTCAAAAAAAGTAGTTTTATTTGCAATATATTAAAACTTTTTCTTATGAGTTCATAATATATAAGAAAAACGATAAAGATGCAAGTTGGTTCTAAAAATAATACCATTAATTGGATGGCAGCGGTAGGTAGAGACCGTAAAGGACCAATGTGCCCGTTGAGAGAGTATAGGATGTAGATTCATACTTTGATATTATCAACGGGAACCCTTTAAAAGTTCCCGTTTTTTGTTCTTTGACATACTGTCCCTAAAAAGCATTAGTCGCCTAGCGGTCGATGGCACTGGTCTTCCACGCCAGAAAGAGAAATCACGTCGAGGGTTCGACTCCCTCCTAATGCTCATAAAATAAGTGCATGTTCAATTTTCACTTCTCGCTTTGATATATAAAATAAAGCACTTATATGAAAACATGTCCACATTGTAAACAATCTTTTTTGGGTGGTAGAAGTTTTGGCGCGCATATTACTAATTGTAAATTAAACCCAAATCGTTTATCTAGAATAGAGAAAGCTAAAAGTAAAAAAACTATACAAAAAATAGAATATAAATTAAGCTGCATAAAATGTGGTAGTGAATATGTTGTATATGTTTCAGAAAAGGATTTTAATAATAAGAAATATAAAAGTCATTGCAGTAGAAAATGTGCTAATAGTCATTTAAGAACTGATGAATCAAAGTTAAAAAGTAGTAAGTCAAACATAGGAAAAACTCCATGGAATAAAGGATTAGTAAACATTTATTCAGATCAGTCAAATTTAAAAAGATCTGCCGCGTTAAAAATTTATTATAGTAATAACACTATATCAAAACCTGGGTCCGGATCTAAAATTGGACGTAAACTTTCTAGCGAAATTAAAAACAAAATATCTCAATCTAATAAAGGTAAAACTGGTGGGTTACGACAAAAAGGAGGAAGGGGAAAACAAGGCTGGTATAAGGGTATTTATTGTAATTCATCATGGGAATTAGCATATGTAATATATTGTAAAGACCACAATATTGACATTTTAAGAAATAAAGAAGGATTTGAATATACCTTTAATAATCAAATTTTTAAGTTTTATCCGGACTTTATAGTAAATAACGAATTTGTAGAAATAAAAGGGTATTTAGACGCTAAAAATAAAGCAAAGATACTACAGTTTAGTAAAAAATTAACTGTAATTGACAAAAATAGCATAAATCAATTTTTGGATTATGTTATTTTAACTTATGGAAAAGATTTTATAAAACTGTATGAATAATTATCTGCGGTATTAGTATAAAGGTAGTACGCCTGCTTGCCATGCAGGAGATGCATTTTCGACTAATGTATACCGCTCAAAGCCGTAGTGAATGAATGGGGTTCATCGTGAAAATAGCCCAGTTGGTAGGGCAATTAACTTCCAATTAATAGGTCGCGGGTTCAACTCCCGCTTTTTACAAAAAAGCACTCATTCAGGTTTTCTCGGCCTAAATAGGTATTTAGCCTCAACGGTAAGGCACCGCTCTCCAAAAGCGAGGTTGGAGTATTCCATGGGGGTTCGAATCCTCCAATACCTGCGATGCAACAAATATATACAATAAAGAGTATGTATGCGTGCACGAATTATAAATGAAAATGGTCATTTTGTTGGTAAGTCAAAGCAAGAAATGAACCAGCATTTCAAGGAATCTGTAGAACAGGCAGGTCTTAGGTATGAATCAGTGCAGAAGTACTGGTTCACAGTTAAGAAGCTAAAGGAACTATTGGAAAATTTTCCTGATGATATGCCTGTTGGTTTTGTTAAAGAGCACAACAAACAACTAGTAGAGTTGGATGGTGGTAAGTTTAAACAAACACTAGGCTGTTTAGTAATAGACGGGTTTGACGGGTATCATTCATACAGGACATTATCGAACCCAATACCAGTTCTTCAACTGTACATAGAGAAGTATGATATGCTGGATATATTTCCATAGTGGTTTTTACACAGAGCAAAGCTGAATGGTACAGTCCTGGTACACTATGAAGTACAAGTAGAAAGTCAGGCAAACCACTTAATCGGGGAATGGGACTGCTAGGGTTGGTCACCGCACTTGCAATGCGGAAGTCAGACGGTTTCGAATACCGTATTCTCCACTTTCCTTTTCTTGTTTTTTCTACCATCCGATGCTGTTCACATACCTTAAGGGTGATGTTGGAATTCCCTTAGGTCACTGTGAACAGCAGTACTCCCCCTTAGCTTAATAGAGTAGAGTAGTAGATTCTTAATCTACGGGTTCTGGGTTCGAGTCCCAGAGGGGGAACAATTTAATAGGCGCGAGGTGTTGTTGGTAACATCCATGACTGTCACTCATGGGATTGCGGGTTCGACCCCCGTGGCGCCGGCGTAAACTTTTAAATAAGGCTTTATGATATATAAAATAAATTATGCTATCATGCCTGAATTAAAAGAGAAAAAATTTAATTTTATTTATAAAACTACATGTCAAATAACAGGTAGATATTATATAGGAATGCACAGTACCGATAATTTAGATGATGGTTATTTAGGTTCAGGTAAAAGATTAAGACATTCTATAAGAAAACATGGTGCCAAAAATCATACAATAGAACGGTTAGAATTTTTTGATACCAGAAAACAATTAGCTAAAAGAGAAGAAGAAATTGTAAATGAAAATGAAATAGCTAAAGAAAAATGTATGAATTTAATTACAGGAGGTGAATCTTTTTTACCATGCGAATTTCATAGAAAAGTAGCATTAAAGGGGTTAAATTCATTTCGTAAAAAAATAAAAACTGATATAAAATTTAGAGAGACCTTCGTAAAAAAAGTCTCTGACGCAGTTAAAAGACAACATAAAGAAGGCAAAGGAGTTTTACCAAATTGGTTAGGAAGACATCATTCTATTGAAACTAAGAAAAAAATAGGAATATCAGTATCTAAATCACAATCTGGTATTAAAAACTCTCAATATGGAACAAGATGGATTACTAATGGAATAGAAGCCAAAAAGATTAATAAAAATAGTCAAGTTCCAGAAGGATGGAGATTAGGTAGAAAATAAATGGTCTCGCAGCATATAAGTGAGAATGTTGCCTCCCTGTCACGGAGGAGATTGCCGGTTCGAATCCGGTCGAGACCGCGAGGTTGTAGTGATAAAAGTGTTTCATCGTGATCTGGATTCACAATTTGTATGCAAACAAACAAAGCCGTTCGAATCGGCATTCACACTTTTAGAATTTCTCAACCAAACTTATTGGGTTAATTTCGATGCAGTAGTTCGAATATATAAAATAAAACTATTATGTATTGCGAAAACTGCAAATGCGAACATGAAGGTTCCTATGGAAGTGGAAGATTTTGTTCTTTAAAATGTGCTAGAAGTTTTAGTACTAAGAACAATAGAATTGAAATAAACAAAAAAATAAGTAATACATTAAAGGAATCTAAATCAGAATTTAAACATGATAACACATGCATATCATGTGGTGCAATAGTTATTAATAGAGGAAGATACTGTCAAGAATGTAAACCATTTGTTAAAAATGTGGTACTTTATAAAAAATTAGGAATAAACGAAAAAAATCTAAAAATTGCTAATGATGAAGCCATAAAAATACTTCATAAAGAATACTTTATTAATAGAGTATCCAAACACGTAATAACCCAGAAGTATAATATATTGTCTAATTCATTATACAATTTTTTTAAGAAAAATAATATCCAACTTAGAAGTATTAGTGAAGCTAATATACTGGCGCTAGAAACAGGCAGAGCTCAAGTAAATCAGCATGAATCTAAATATATTAATGGATGGCATTTAACATGGGATAAAAGAAAAATTTATTATCGTAGTTCTTATGAGCTTCAGTATGCTAAATATTTAGATTCTATAAAAGAAAAATACTATGTTGAATCATTAAAGATAAAATATTTTGATTCTAAAACAAATACGATAAGGTTAGCTATACCTGATTTTTATTTAGAAAACTATAACTGTATAGTTGAAATAAAAAGTGAATTTACTCTTGATTTAGATAATATGAAAGATAAGGTAAAGGCTTATAAACAATTAGGATATAATGTTAAGGTATTAGTGGATTTTAAAGAAATATATTTTTAAGGGGAGTTAGCTATAATGGCAGAGCAGATGGCTGTTTTAAGTAGCAGCCTTTATCGGAAACGGTAAAGTGATAATCTCGCTAATTCGGTGAAATCTTTAACATGACAACGCCGAGCTAATTTGAAAAAATGAGTGTAGAGACTTTACACGAGATGCCTAAGTTTTTTTAAAAAAATAAGGCAAAGACAAAGTCCAGACTACAAACCGAAAGGGTGATGAAAATCATAGTAGTAAGTAACCATCAGGTTATGGGTTCGAGTCCCATACTCCCCTCTCCTTTTAACCAATACTACAAGTTATGGAAGAAGTAAAGTACAGAATTAAGGAACTGAATGGAAAGTTCACCATTGAGATTTATGCGTACAAAGAAAAAGGAATGATTTGGTGGAAATCAAAGGAATGGAATTGGTATAGGACCAACTCATGGGGTGGAGTCTTACAATTTTACCCTAAAACACAACCAAGCAGTACAGTTTTCAGCTCTCTTAAAAATGCCAAAAAGCAAGTTAAAAAATGGAGGGCTACCCCAATTTATCATGAACTGTAGATAAATGCGCCCTTAGCTCAACTGGGAGAGCACTTCCTTGACGTGGAAGGGGTTGTAGATTCGAGTTCTACAGGGCGCACAAATCAACACATACACATATGGATGTACTATTTATTGTTCCCTGGATAGAAATAGAGTATGGATGGGGAGATAGACCAGAGGGGTACAAAGTGTTCACTTCAGAAGAAGAGTGCATTTCAACCTCTAAAGAAGACTCACGAACTGGGGTTTCTGAGACAATGTACTTTGGCCCTGTTAGACCATTAAGGTACTACACTACACCAAATACGTTCAGTGAAGTTCCTAAGTGGCTGGATAAGGTGGAATCTAAGTCAGATCCAGTGTACATCAAGTAAATGGCGAGTTAGCTCAATTGGCAGAGCGTATGAATCATAATCATAAGGTTTATCGGTTCGATGCCGATACTCGCTACTATCATCTAATAATCGTAGTCTGGGACGTATTACAGGCTGAAAGGCGATTGTTATCAATACAATAGGACTATTACACGATGCAGGGTGAAGGAACAGACTCAAGGTATAAGTAGCACTAGAAATAGGTTCAGCTTGCCATAGAGAAATGCAAATGCCTGTATTAGATGACTAAAAATAACATTGTGGGGTGGAGCAGTTGGTAGCTCGTTGGGCTCATAACCCAAAGGTCGAGGGTTCAAGTCCCTCCCCCGCTACAACATTGCGCGGTTGAGTAGTTGGCCTAACTCGTGGGTCTCATAAACCCATACTCCCCAAAAGGGAGTCGTACGTTCGAATCGTACCTGCGCTACTTGAAATTTGTGCCATCTGGCACAACTATTAAATGGGGAGGAAGTTATAAAAAATGCTCTCATAAACTTTCTCATTTCGGTGTAGTGATCTTGAGGGATACATCGGTTAAACGTCAATCTTGTCAAATTGAAGTAGTTGGTTCAAATCCAACCCTCCCCGCTCTTTAAGAAATGGTAGTCCAGCAAGGTTATGGACAACAGGTACGTACGGCTAAACTGTTATAGGCTATTGGGGCCGTGGTGGAAACCGTAATAAGCCACGGTTGGTAGCTGGACTACGAAATTATCCGTAGTGAGGAAAAGGGTTACTTCGTGCTATGTGGATAGCAAATCACTTTTAATGATTCCGAGCGGTTCAACTCCGCCATCAACCCTTCCAATTTTCTCGGATTTTATGGGAGTGTAGCTCAGTTGGTTCAGTAGCGCTACCCTTACAAGGTATAGGTCGGGGGTTCGAATCCCTCCTCTCCCACTGAAGTAAAAACTCTGGGTGACAGACTTTTTTCATAGTCACCTCCCACTTCTGAGGGTATGACGTAGAAAAATCACCTGTGCTTGTAGCAAAGAGGCTATGCACCGGACTTTTAATCCGGGTACCGAATGGTACTACGTGGGTTCGAATCCCACCAGGCACACAAAAAATAGTCCAATGAAACTAAGAAACCTACTCTTAGGGTTAAAGGAACAACTCCCCTTAACACGGGCATTCAGGAATTTTTTCATCACCGGTAATGCATGGGGGTTATTCCATAAGAACTCGCACATTAGGCAAGACACCAAAAAGCCTAAGGTGATGTACAACACCAAGGTATCAGCTCAAAAGGCAGCAGACAGTATGAAGGCAAAACAAAACAAGCACTTTAGTGTGTACAAGTGTATCTACTGTGATGGGTACCATTTGGGAAAGAACAGGGATAATAAGTAACTACTTAGGGTATGCTAAGAAAGGTTTGATGTGAGTATAATAGGAGCTAAGTACCCAATCTACAGATAATCTAATCTTCCTAGGGCTTAATTTGGGGATACTCACAAATAGTTGTTCTTACTAATCTTAGTTTTAATGGTGGGTGTAGTGGTTTACCACTAAAGAGTATATGAACCGAACACCCTTTGCTCACAGTAAAATTTACCTTCAACAAGTAAACATACCCTTTATTTGCCCCTATAGCATAACTGCATAATGCAACTGATTTCTACTCAGTAGATTGCAGGTTGGAATCCTGCTAGGGGTACTATTGGTAGTGATGCCAGCCAATGAAAAACATTTGAATTAGTTTTACTTGTTTTACTGAGGTTGAGGGCATAATGGTACGTGAATTCAGCTACCAATTCATTTGCGGAAGTAGCTCAGTTGGCAGAGCGTCGGCTTCCCAAGCCGAAGGTCGTGGGTTCGAACCCCATTTTCCGCTCCAGGGGCAAGCTATACTCCGCGCTTGTTGAATTGACAACAGGTAAGTAGATGGTTCTAGGCGCACCCTAAAACGGGGATGGACTATCATGCTACAAGGTGCTTACAGTAATGTGAATGTGACCTTCTGTGATAGAGCTATAACGCAGTAAAACTGTAAAAATATACGACAATGAAACAAAGGCTGGGCTGCCAGTAGTTACGTGATTGTTGTTTTAAATCGGAACGCACAGACTATTCAATGTTAGCCTTTGTTGGTGTAAACCCAACCACTGCCGGCGGGCTACTACCATACTTTTTATAAAAAAATCATAAAAATATTTTTTACTTTGAATAAAAGTTGTATATTTGTACTGAAACTACTAACCAAATTTTCAATAACAATTAAATTTCATATAATGAAACAAATTTTAACTATACTTTTAATATCAGTTTGCATAAGTGCAACTTCGCAAACCTTGGAAGGATTTATGGGAATCAAGTTCGGAGCTTCCAGTGAAACTGTGAAACATACAATGTCAGCTCGTCCTGAATGTAGGTTAAATAAACAATATTCCACAGAAGAGTCGCTTGCTTTTGAGGGGGCTATGTTTGCAGGAAGACAGACAGCAATAATTTTGTTCTCCTTTGTAAACAATAAATTTCATACTGCATCTGTATTCATAATACCTTCACTGGAAAGCGAAGCAATCGAATTGTTTAATACAATAAAAGAAGAGCTAGATGAAAAATACTTTTCTACCAGAGAGTATTTTGAAACATACAAATACCCTTACGAAAAGGGGGATGGGTATACAGAATCTGCAATAAAACAGGGCAAGGCCTCGTTTATTGCTTTCTGGGCGTTTCAAGATGCAGACTCTAGTAATAAGAACTTCATATCGTTGGAGATAGGGAAGTCCTTAAGTATAATAATTACATACCAAGACGGGAATTTAATCAAAGAAGCATCAATGTTAGCTAAGGAAAAGAATTACAAGGACTATTAATATAGGAGTAGTTAAGAACCCGACTCTACCTTGACACTTCTCAGAGTAGTTTTGTTCTTTGAAATACTGGTTATCCAGTATGAATGGTTGATAAACAAAATAGTCACGTAGTATGTAGGAAGGAACACTGCCAAAATCCTATAACAGATAGCCCTATGAACCGTGATGAAAATATCGCAATGGCGCATCAGGAACTGGGCGGACCGCAACCCGTCTTAGTATGAGAGAACAGTACTGATAGTCTCCTTTATCCTGCAATGGCAAGAAATTTGGCGAGTTGACCATTCTGTTGGCAATCGAGAAAGCCCATAGTCACAATAACCTAGGGAAGTTAGCTTGTACCATGTTAAACATCTAACTCATCCTGTTGGCAGTGGTGTTGGTTCTCATACAGGTTCGACTCCTGTGATTGCTACAATTCTTTTTGTTGATACTGTAAGGAAAGGCCGTATGGACGAGGGTTCGATCCCCTCCACCTCCACACCAGCCGTTTATGGTAAGCTAACCAGCCGCTTTAGTGCTGTTGGTCAGTCGGCATCCCATAAGAACTGCTCGCTTAGACTGACCGTTTTATGGGGGTGACGTGGTTTTGACAGCGGAGTGAGTATGTACAGAGGAGAGAAGAGTTAAAAATAAACGCAAGTTTACAAACAGAAAGAATGGCTGCCTAGGCGCAGTAGTTCTTAAGGCCGCCGGGAGCCTCATCCCGGCACTTTTTTGACAACCAATTTAATACTATATGAAAAAGCTATTTATTATTCTAATCATGCCTATAATGCTATCATGCGGATGCGGATGTGGTTATCAAGATGTTCAAACTAAGTTTGTTGTAACTAGGGTTCTTGATAGGGGTGGAATGAAAGACATGACTACTTACCAGGTAAAAGTACTGGATCAAGCTGGGTTAGGTAACACTAATTTTTGGATTGTTGATAGTATAGGAAAGTATGAAGTTGGTGATGTTCTTGTACTACAACTTGAAAACCAATACCCAAACTAGATATGCAGTTTACTTTCTTACTAATCTACGCATTGGCCGTTACCACAAATGCCATAGGCGACGCGTTCAATGACAGCTCTAGAAAAAAACTAGGGCACCTATTCAACTCTATATCAATAGCCGTACTCTTACTAGTTCCATTCATTGATACACCAACATTATGGATGGTGGCAGTGTATGTGCTTTTAAGAATGTCAATATTCGATATTAGCTACAATTTAGCCAGAGGCCTAAAATGGTACTACGTTGGAAAGTCATCTTGGTGGGATGATATTTTTAGAAAGGCCCCACCATCAATGATGGTACTATTTAGGGCTATAATGCTATCAGCAGCTATTGGTATATGTATAAATGCTAATGCCCTGTAAAAGGGCAAATGGCCCTATAGTTAAAGGGATATAACAGGAATTTCCTAAATTTCAGGTCCAAGTTCGAGTCTTGGTGGGGCTACAATAAATAAAGTAAAAGCTTATGGCTCTTACGCTAGAAGAAAACATCCAAGTTACAGTTGATATTGATGGTCAGCAATTCTTAACTGGAAACTCACTTCACTACTATGTTGACAAAGAGGAAGTAGTGATACTGTTGAAGTCAGATGACGGTAACAAAGAAGTAAAAGTTCATATAAAAAAGGCCCCATAGCTCAATGGACGGAGCAATTGATTACGGATCAATAGGTTGTAGGTTCGAGGCCTACTGGGGTCACATTGCGGAGGGAAACCCCTATAGTTTAACGGATAGAATACTAGGTTCCGGACCTAGTGGCAGAGGCTCGAATCCTCTTAGGGGTACAAATGATTTAACGCGGTTGTGAGGTAATGGTAAACCTCTACTGTACTCTAGTAATAGAGCGACTGTAGGAAAGGCATCTGAGGCTAAGATGTTGTTGGTTCAAGTCCAACCATCCGCACAAGGGACAGAGTGTCTTCTTTTAAACCACTATCACTATGAGTATTAGTAAGATTATAAGATGTAAGAAACTCATAGACCTTTACCTAAAGGGTAAGATCTCGAAGAGACGTCTTGAAATGGCTGGAATACGGTTAACAACTCCAATAAAATGACAAGGATAATCAGTGAGTATGGCAGTATACTACAGAAGTACATAAGCCAAGAAAATATCAACAATGTCGCTAAAGCTTGGGGAGAACCCCATAGGAAGTACCACAACGTAGAGCACCTAAGGACGTTACTACTCCTGCTAAAAAAGTACTCAACTATTCCACAACACCTATACCACGCACTAGTACTATCTGCATTCTTCCATGATGTGGTGTATGATCCTAAACGTGATGATAATGAGGTAGAATCTATGAAGAGGTTCATATCATCATACAATGGTCCGTCAGATATAAAGGTCCTTGTACTACAGTGCATTGAGGCAACAAAGCATAGGGTTAAACCTAGTGTGATGCTTCCTAAGATTTTTTGGGAGGCTGATAACGCAATGTTCACAATGGGCATTGACGAATTGGTACGTTGTGAAGACTTAATTAGACAAGAGTTCTCATTTGCACCTATGAGTGAGTATGTGTCTAAAAGGGTGCAGTTTCTCAGAAAAAACTTAGGGTTATTCAATGCTAAAGCCGATAGGGACATACTTGCCCTTATATCCATTATAGAAGACAGAATTCTTAAAAAGTAGGCATTATGTCAAGTGTAGATACGTTCAAGCCTAAGAGCCATAACGAACTCATGGATGCATTGAAAAGTACCACAGATGAGGTGCTTTACAACACACTACAACTGGCATGTAATAACGATAACTATGGCATGCTAATTTTTCTTTTAAGAAACAAATGCTATAAATTTTTTCACGATACAGACAAGGTAAACGCATTAATAAGGTGTTCAAAAGGAAGAAGACGAATAGTAGAAGGGCTCTTGGACTATGGAGCAGGACGTTTCACGAAACAGATTGTTGGGGTGAACCTAGAGTATGCTAGTATAGTGAATTCAGCACTTTCTAGGTATAAATCTAATTTTTGTACACTGGATAGTTCGCTGGATAGTTTTCTATACTACTGCGCAGAGCGTGACTATGCACAGACAATTAGAGTGCTTGTTCAACATGGTGCAGATGTGAACTATTCAAATGCAGAGGCCCTTAGAGAGGCAGTTAGGATGGGTAACTTTGCATCAGCTAAAGTTCTTCTTGAACTAGGGGCGGATGTGTCATCGGTTGACAATGAGGCCATTAGGATTGCATGTTCTTACGGCTATATTGACTTAGTAGAGCTTCTTATAAGCCATGGTGCAGATGTCAACTGTCGAAATGGAGCTTGTTTAGATAGTGCAATCACAAATAAGGTATCAGGGACTTACAACTATAGGTTGATATTCATGCTCATAGATAACGGTGCACGTCCAAAGGACAGTTATCCTGAGTTTTATAGGGAGTATGCTAGAACTCTTTACACTTTTAATACACCATAAAATTTAAGTACATATGTTTAACTCTTACGAAAAAGAAAAATTTGTAGTTGGAGCGGAGTACTACACATACTACATGGAGGAAACGAGTAAAAGGGATGGTATACGGAACTATACTGGGATAATGAAAGTAAAGGTTATATCAAATGACAAGACCAAGTATTCGCCTGATGGGTACACTGTGTTTAAAATACTAGAAAGCAAAAAATTAAGTAGTACAATTGAGCATAATGTTTGTACATACATGAATGGGTATGGCACTGCAAGTACTAATTTCTATCATGATAAAGAATCCTGTATTGAGGCCCATGATAAGGACCTGATTAAAATAGCCAGCAGGCAGTCAACAAAGAATAGGGACAGTATACTGAAAAAGGTAATCAATAAGAATTCTCTACCCCAAAAAGATAAAAGGGAAACTGACACAATATCATGGTACAACTCCTTGAGTAAAGTTGAAAAAGACCATGTTAAATGGATCAAGTACTATTGGGATGGAATTTAGTGCACAATTGCTAAATAAATACTCTATAATATTTTCTAATTAGGCGAAAATGTTTATATTTGCAAAATAACACCTATAGTATGAGAGCAAAAAGAGTATCTGACCCATTATCAAACCCTATTGAAGAGGGAGTGGCAGACAAGTTCATGTCAAGCAAGTTTGCAGTTCCTGATGAGTTTGATGAGTTTGAGAAAACATACGCAAGGCAACAAAGGAAACGGGACGAAAATGTTGTTTGGACAGACCCAAACATAAAGGGTTGGCAGATCATCAAGAATCCGTCAAGCCTTAAAATTTTGGCAAAGGGTGTAAGAGGTGTTATATCGCCAAACGGCGACCTATACATGGAGAACTTCTCGAAGGGAACTATCCATAACTACATACTGGAAATCCTATACAAGATAGGAGAACTAGAAGGAAAAAAACCAAATGGATGGAGTAAACTAACCCCTCAAGAGAGTGGTTTCCTAACAGTACAAAGGTTTAAGGATACTGACTACATATGCATAGGGGAAAGTAACTCAGTTATTTACAAGGAAGATGACTGGAGAAGGCTGCTTCCACAGTATGAAGAGTTCCTAAACCGCGCAAGGAAGAAGAACCCAGAATTGAACATATCCAATAAGCTTGTTGGGGTAAAGTACCCTTGGTTGGCTGACCAGAAGCACATAAAGGAAGGGTTTGGGCCAGAAAACATGATAAGGAGTTTACTAAGGGATACCTCAGAGTAGTACCAACCAATACAACATCACAATGACACAACAGGAACGAATTAATGGAAGCGGCCTATTCTTCTTTAACTCTACACTAGAGGAAAAAAAGAAGGTAGAGATCCTTGATTGGTATGAAAGTCTGCCAAAGGAGCAAAAGGAGTATGTATCTATTCTTATGAAGGAATCTGCTGATGAGGCTGATTTCTTTTCACAGGGGGACTAACAATGAGTAAAAAGATAAAAGACCTTGGATTATGTGCTCGTCCAATGAATGGGGATACCCTATACAGGACAAAATTCAAAAATAGTGAAGACGCCCAGGGTCATTTGGACATGTTGAAGCGGTTAGACGTTGTAGATACATCATATGAAGTGTATGAGTGTCCTGAGTGTCATCTATGGCATTTTGGGTTAAAAGAATGGTCTAAGTAAATCTGTATAGGTATGAAAAAATGGTTGTATAGAAAATCTAGTTGGCTTTACATGGCATGGTCGAACATACGAATAACATGGTATGTGTACACTGGTCAAAGACAGAAGGCCATAGGGGTTATACATGAGGATAGGGAATGGCACCAAACAATAAGTTGATATGAATAAAAAGGACCTGCAAAGGCTTAATCAAATAAAGAAAGGACTAGGGGTAACAACCAAAGCAGAAAATGTAGTGGTTGAGCATTTATTCAAGCGTGATTTGAATAGGAGTATACTACTTTTAAGTTATGGTGAAGTTAAAGAAATTGATGGGTGGATTACAATAAATGCAACAACAAACAAGCACTCCTTTTTATTCAACACATTGGCATGTAGGTTAGAACAAGGAGACGAAACAGATTTATGGCACAAAATCGACTAGTATGGCATCTATTAACAAGCTTAAAAAGCTAAAGAACTCATACTGTATTGCTGGCGAACTAAAGAATAAGTTCTCTAGGTTAAAACGCATTGCCTTTTTTACTGCATCTCAGAGAAGGCATATCAATAAAATTAAAACGCACGAAATAGAGTAGGATATGTTAACTTCTTTTATTATCGGATTTTTTATAGGGGGCATTGTTGGTGGATGGTACGCGTCTTGGCTCATAAAAAGACTAAAAAGAAAAGGGTACCTAATATTTGAAACAGATAAGTTTAAAAAGGATTTTAACTATGAATGAGAACATCATGCGGTCGGCTGGGTTCAATGAAGAGATGGACCAAGTTAAAAGGGGTAAATGCCCATTTTGTGGAAAGGACATAGACCCTAACAAAGAGTTCAGGGATGAACTATCAAAGAAGGAGTACACAATATCAGGGTTATGCCAAGCATGCCAAGATGAAGTTTTTGGAGAATAAACATGGGGAAAAAAGTTTTCATGGTAAGGTTCCACTCAGTAGTGGACGTTATCACAAACAGTTCATCGGAACTATTCATCTTTTCCGGTAACGGGAAAAATGATGTCACATCAGTTATTCAAGAAATTTACCCTGACTACTTGAATGAGTATGCAGAGATTAAGTCTATTGATGAGCTGACTGTTGATGAGTTGAACCTTGTCATGTCGTACCTTTGTAGTCCACATTGTTGGCCAGCCAAGAAATCAGACTTTCCTATTCCAGGAGATTTCACATTTGATGAACTCTATGAAAAGGATGTAAGGGGTGACTATACACTTAAAAGGACCGAGGGTTGGGACTTTGTAACTGCTGATAATGTAGAATGGGTAAAACAGAAACTCTCAGGAGGGGCAAACCTATTCTTCCTGTTCTCTCTTGATGATAACCCTGAATGGGATTACCAAGAAAAACTATCAATGATCGGTCATCGGTTACACCTTGGGTAGTTTAACAGCTCTATTAAAGATATTCTTTTCTTGAGTCCTTAGGTACTTATTATATGCAGCTCGTTAAAAAAGTTTTAACAACATAAAAATAAATTTTACTATGATCACATTTATCGTTATTGTAGCCTACCTTGTTTGGGTAATTTCGTTTTTTGAGAACATTAAAAAACCATCCCTGAGTATTCTCCTTCCTAGTGCACAAGTTGTGCTTGTCTCTTGGTATGTGAACAGTACATGGGGAGTAGTCAGCCTTGTTGCGTGTTCTCTATTCATTCTGTACTTGTTCATTGACTTTATGCGCAACTAAAATAGTCGATCTAAGATGCCCAGATGACCTACCGCTGCATTAGTGTAGAGGAAGTTCGCGGCATCACAGCCCACAGCAGGAGACTTAGGTCGTTACCACTGCTAAGGATGCAACCTAAACAGACATAGGCGGAGGGCTGGTCAGTGATTGTCGGGTTAGGGCATAGATAAATGGTAGGATAAAAACAGGACCGCGGCTACGATCAGGCATCTTAGATTAAAAACTATACAACTAACATTTCATATAATGAAAAAGTATTTGGTGGTATTATCAATTGATGTCGCTGATGAGGGTGATGTCGGATTAATTAAAGTTATAACTCAGGAAGAGTTAGATAAAACAAAATCAATACAAACAGGGTTTGGAAATATTGATGGTGATAGTTATCAATTTGATAAATCTGATGCTATTGAGATTACAGATGAAGAAATTAAAGTGTTGGAAAAATTTGGTTTAACTAATTTGGAATTTGGCTACTGTTCATTATCACGCGAAGAAATTGAAGATTCTGATGATGAAGATAATGATTAACGATGTGAATATGGTAAATTTGCAAGAGGACGATATCCTAAATGGAAATACACTACTAGGAGAACTTGTAGGAATGGTGCATGTCAACGACGCTCCAGATGACTACCCTGATGGGTACTTCATCTCAGAGAATGATGAGACTGAAGCAATTCCATTATTGCCTGATGATTGGTGCTTTCATTGGTCGTGGGATTGGATCATGAACGTAGTATCTGCCATAGAAAATATAAAGACTGGCGGTATCAATACACTTGTCGTTATTAGTAGTACAAGAGTATTGATACAGACTTTCTCACCAGAGGGGTGTCTTATAGAGTACAACCAGCACGAAGATAACTTTATGCCCAGTGATATGTATGAAGTTAATGGGTATGTTAACCAGACAAAATTTACCTTTAACGACAAGATATCAATAGTTCCTTTATGGCTGGCTGCAGTAAAATTCGCTAAATGGCATAAAAATGCAAACCTCTCACAATAGACGGGTGTACCTAACGGCCATTCCTGAAGAAGAAATGGCCAGGGCTGTACAAATGTGCATTCGTATGCAGGGGGTATTTATGACTGAGGATGAGGTCTACCGCGTTATTACCACATATGATCGGGTAAAAACCCAAAGGTATGGTTTTAGCCTAAGTGATGCTACCGATATAGAGTTCCATATAAGAACCCTATACGGAACTCATAATTATAACACACCTATAGATCCTGATGATGAGTTTGAATTTTACACGGTTGCACAATGGAGAACAATGGCTGGTAACTTGTATGACCAGGGATCTGGGTACTGGGTAAAAGGTACAAATAAGAGTAATGATGATGTGTTTAGCACACCTAGGTTGGATGCTACACATGTAATATGGTATGCTAAGTAATGGCAAAGTTGAAGTGTTTAAGGAACGGTGAGGTCCAAATTGGACCAAAGGTTGAGGCGATTGAATGGACCCAAAGAGGCCATTTTAGTTGTGTAAAGGGCAACCATCCAATTGTTGGGTGTTCATTACTTGTTGGTAATGATAGCGACCATGTATTCTCAAGTAAAGATTTTACCCTTACTCCTGAGATTGTTGAAATACTAGAAGATAGGGTGATTGAAAACAATGTAAGGTATGTAAAATTCACCACAAAGAGTAATATTTATGAACTTTTTATAGATTAGGTTTTATGACACATAAACGAATCATTCTAGTTGGCCCTAGCGCCTTTGAATATATAAATTAAAACTATGTATACTAGACAATGTCCAAAATGTGATAAAGTAATTCATTATAAACACCTTAAATCATATAAGCGTGCTGTAGAATTAAATAAACTTTGTAAATCTTGTGCAAATATAGGTAAAAAATTTACACAAGACCATAAAGATAAACTTTCTGAAAAAGGAAAATTAAAAATAGGAGAAAAAAATCCTTTTTTTGGGAAACATCATTCTGAAAAAACAAAGCAGTATTACAGTAATTTGTATAAGGGAGTACCTATGTCAGAAATACATAAACAATCTATTAAAGATGGCCTTAAAAAAAGTGATAGGTGTATTAATAAAAGATCAAATTTATATTATTGGAATAAAAAATATACACCAGAGGAAATATTAGAAAAAATAGACAAATTTAAAAAAAATTTGTCTATAGCTGTTTCAGGTGAAAAAAATCCCATGTATGGAAAACCTTCTCCCCAAGGATCTGGAAGTGGATGGTCTGGATGGTATAAAGGATGGTTTTTTAGAAGTCTTAAAGAACTTTCATACATGATATATGTTATTGAAAGATTTAACCTAAAATGGGAATCAGCCGAGCAATTAAAATATCGAATAAAATATTTAGATTATCAAAATATATCAAAATGTTATCATTCCGATTTTATAATAAATGAAAAATATTTAGTTGAAATAAAACCGAAAAATTTATGGAATAGCGATACGGTTAAACGAAAAAAAGAGGCTGCTTTGGAATTTTGTAAAAAGAATAATCTTAAGTATAAATTAACTGAAAGCCCGAAATCTATTAAATTTGATGATCTAAAAATATTAGTAAAAAAGGGATTAATTGTTTTTACAAAAAAATATCAACAAAAATTTAATAATTATGAATCATAAACGAATAATTTTATGTGGTCCTTCGTGTAGTGGTAAAACATTCATGCGGGAATCCTTTGAAAAAAGAGGGTTTAAGTGTGATGTATCACACACATCACGATCTCCGAGAGAAGGAGAAGTCAATGGAGTTCACTACATATTCACTCCAAGGGAAGAGTTTGTAGAGAACCCTGATAAATTCTATGAACAGGTTGAGTATGGCGGTAACTTCTATGGAACAAGTGTTGATGGTTGGAACACATCAGATGTGTTCATCATGGAGACAGATGGAGTGTCAAAGATTAGGAAAGAGGATAGACCATTTTGCATGGTCATCTACGTTAATACTCCTATGGGCATACGTGTCAAGCGTATGAAAGAACGTGGTTGGTCGCAAGAGAAAATATATGATAGGATAACTATTGATGAAAAGAAGTTTGATGGTTTCTCAGACTATGACATCGTGGTATCATCAGGCAAACTCATAACCGGAATAGAAATATGACACCGAAGAACATTGCCTTTTTAGGCGGTGCATTTAACCCGCCAACAATTGGGCATTTACAAGTTGCACAAAGTGTACTGAATAGTGGGCACTTTGATGAAGTTTGGCTAGTACCGTCATACCACCATCCATTCAGTAAGGATATGGTTGATGGGCATCATAGGGTGGAGATGTGCAGAATGCTAATTGACGGTATGCCAAACCTAGATGTATTTACATATGAAATTGACCATATGATGAGTGGAGAAACATTTAAGCTTATTAACCAACTACGTGATGAGGGATTCCCCCATAATTTTTCATTCATCATAGGAATGGACAATGCGTTACAATTCGATAAATGGTACAATAGTGAACTTCTAAAGGAACTTGTGTCATTTGTTGTGGTGGACCGTAAAGGGTATAACGAACCTTCTGAAGAAGCATGGTTCATGAGAGCACCCCATATGGTTGTTCATTGTGATGTTCCAGAGGTGTCATCTACACTGTGTAGGCAACTTATACAGGATGGAAGTGTTGAAGACCTAAAGCAGTACTTACCCCTAAATATTATTCACCATATAGTATACAATAATTTGTACAAGTAATCAAAAAATTTGTTATTTTAGCCATATGGATAATTTCGTGTCAAAGGAATGTAGTGGAGAAAAATGCGGTATGTGTTGGTCTCAAGAACGCAAGTTAACACCTGCAACTAATAAGGTACAAGAAGTTATATTTGATGATGACCCAAATAAGGGTCGAAAGGCACTTACACAATTCTTATGTGCTAGGCATTTTAGGGGGTTATTTGGTAGTCAAAAAACAGTGTAGATGATTAAGCTATTTATTGATATAAAGATTCATTCCGTTGTAGACCTTATAACAAACAGTTCTACAGAGATGTTCCTTATTGGTGGGAAATCAGAAGAAGAAGTAGAGAAGTTACTGAGGTACATGGTGGAAGAATGGAATAAACTTGCAGCTGCAGGAGTGTTTGGAGAGTACCTTACGTGTAATAAGCGAAGAGTTCTTAATGGCGAAATTACACCAGTGGTCATGAGATTTGAGGACATGTTTGAACCTATTTATGTGTACACAAGGGAACAACTGGAAGAGGATGAACGTAGAGGAAATTGTTGGGGGTATGAAAGAGATGATAATGTTGGTAGAATCGTCATAACAAGTAAAAGCGACAACTCCATACCATACCAGATGATGCAATGGATTGAAACAGCGTTTAAAGATGTAATAAGTTACCGTATGTAGTAAAAATATTTTGTATGTCTAAACTATACCTTTTAACAACAGAAAAGTTAGGTCAATGGTATGCAATTGCAGATGACCCAACAGAGGCAGAGAAATGCCTTTTAAAAATTTTTGATGATCAGGATTATGGGTTCAAGAATGATAGGAAAGTTAAGGTGATTGAGTGCATTGCTGAAGAACCTACTATCTATAAAAATAGGCCAATTTTAGATAAAAATAGTTTACATCTATTAGTGGTAGCAAATTGGAAATAATTGCCTTTTTAACTTAAAAATAAAATCTATGCATGAAAAACTAAAAATCCACTCGACGACGGATCTAATTACGAATTCGTCAACGACAATTTTCACTTTTAGTGATGGCTGTGATGCTGTACTACGTGAAATGATCAATGAGATCCTACGTGTTTTTGGGATCGATAAGAAATGTGATGACCTTTTCCATATGGTGGTCCTTGCTGATGATGACTACCATTACCTTGAGTATGATAACACCGAACTATCTACTGAAGAGATAAGGGAACAACTACGTGCAGTGAAGAATGGTGAAATGCCAAAGCCGGAATGGTTCAACACTGTAGAATCACATGTGTCTGAAGAACTTCAAGGAGGCACGACGCTGTACATTTCACCAAAAAACCCAGAGTACGAAAAGATGGCACAACTCATCTATAAGTTCTTATACTCTACTAGCAACGAGGCAACTTATGATTAAACTACGAATTTTCGAAGAACACAACTACAAGTCCATTCATATGAATGGCAAGACAATTAGGATTGCTATTGACCCTAGCAAACCAATCACAGAGCTATTATACCCTGAGTTTTATGATGTGAAGGTTACATCCCACTGCAAAGGGCAATGCCCATATTGCTTTGTTGGTGACACTCGTATAAATACTTTAAACGGTGAAAAACCTATTGAAGACATTTTGATATCAGACGTTGTTGTTAATTACGACGTATTTGAACAAAAAAATAGTATAGGTAAAGTAGAACAACTACATAAAAGACTCTATGAAGGAGAAGTGATCGTAATTGAGTTAGAAAATGGCAAAATTATTAAATGCACTCCTAATCATAAATTTTATGTAAACGGTAAATGGATTGAAGCAAAAAATTTAAAAGATACTGATAATTTGTTAGATATATAAATTAAATTTTATTGTTTAAAAAGATGCAGTATTTGTCTATTAAATTTGAAAAACTTTGTAAAAACTGTAGTGGTTCATTTTTGGGTACAGCTAAGCAAACTCTATGTGATAACTGTAGACCATTGGTCAAATCACAACATAGAGTAAACTCGTTTAAAACAATTATACAACGTGTCCATTGCAAGTATTGCAATGATTTTATATGCTCTGTTGAAAAAAAACAAACACGAGAAATTAAAGAAATTGTGTTTAATAGAGTATGCGATAATTGTAAAATTAAAAATAGAATGATTAAGTCAAAGTTCATGAGGAGCAATAATCCCATGAATAATGACAGCACTGTCCGTAAAGCGATGCTTACTAGGCATGGGGAAATTAAGGATAAAGCTATACCTCTGTATAAGCGATTAGGGTTTAAATCACATTTAGAGTACATGAAAAGCGGATATAACCCTATGAAATCCACTGCTACTATTTCTAAATTAAAAAGTACAGTTAGAAGAAAAATTAACGATGGAGAAATAGTTTATAAAAGAGGTGCTTGCCACCATAATTTTAAAGGAACTAGGAGTGTAAATAAATCTATACGTGACGAATTAAAGAATTGGAGAAAACAGGTATTAAAACATTATGAATATAAATGTGCAGAATGTGGTGTACATAATAATAAGCTTCATGTACACCACATTGAACCTCTTAATTTAATAATTTCAAAAATTTGTAAAGAACTAAACATAGACATTAAAGGGGTAAAAAGTGGAACAAACGAATTTAATGTTATAAAAGAGGCAGTTATTTTATATCATAACAGTAATGATATAGGTGTTGTTTTGTGCAGTGATTGTCATGATAAAATAGATAAATATTACCATAAACAAAAAACATGAAAATAAAAAAAATTACAAAAGAACATTACACCGGAAATGTTTTTAATCTAGGTATTGAACGCCATCATAATTACTTTGTAAATGGCGTATTAGTACATAATTGCTACCAGGATAGCATGGCATCAGAGGACCACCCAAATGATATTCTCGAAAAATTCGAGTTCTTCTTTGGACAAATGTCTGAGAATGAAAAACCATTCCAGATCGCGTTTGGCGGTGGTGAACCAACTTCACACCCAAAGTTTGTAGACCTTATGGAACTGTGCAGTAACATGGGCATCACCCCTAACTACACAACAAACGGAATGTGGGTCAATACTCCTGAGGCAAAGAGTATTATGGATGCAACTGTGAAGTATTGCGGTGGAGTTGCTGTGAGTACACATCCACATCTAAAGGATACCTGGAAACTTGCAGCTGATAAGTTCATTGAGAATGGTGTATTCACTAACCTTCATGTTATCATTGGCGACAGGAGTTCAATAGATGAGTTCATTGAGGTGTACAATGAGTACAAGGGAAAGGTAAAGTATTTTGTGCTACTTCCGTTAACTGCACAAGGTAGGGCAAAGGAGTCGTTTGTTGATTGGGATTACTTCACTAGTAAGGTTGATGGCAGCCCAAGTGATATAGCATTTGGCGCTAACTTCTACCCATACCTATGTAAGGACCCAAATAGGTTCAATGTTAGCCTATATGAACCAGAGATCATGTCAGGGTACCTCGATTTAACTGATATGAAAGTGTACAAATCCAGTTTCAGTAGTGAACAAAAAACTATTGGAAATGAAAATTTTAAGATGTTCAACTAACACATGGATGGGTGTAAGAGCCCATCCATAAAGCTCTACTCAATGGTAAAAGTAAATATTTCGCAGATCTGTACAATTACATCACATGTTAATAAACAGTGCAAGCAGTACGAGTACAAGAAGACCATAAGGTTCCTGTTCATAACCCTACAAAGTGCTGGGTTCTATGATACATTTGACTCAATGTTTGGTACGCCTGTTAGCTATGATGAAATACTCCAGGACTCCCATCTATTCATTACTGGCAAAGGAGTATTCTACCGTCCACATATTCTATTCAATATGACTGATCATAAATCATACATTCTATGGTTTAACTCAGAGGATGAAATGGACAAGTACTTAAGGGAAGTTGACCTTGAGAACAGTAAATGGATAACATTTTAGTGTATGGTACTATTGGGAATGATACGCGATTTTTTAGCAAGTAGCTTTGCTTGTATCTACTTGATATTTTTTATGCACAAATACTTCAAGATAGGCAAGAATACAATGCTATGGATTGTATCATTTATATTTCCAATAGTCATGAGCTCAAATGGAATGACAATATTCAATGGGTTTAATATGCTAACCGTTACAGTTCCCATGCTAATTGTGTACTGTGCGTTACAGGGTATGTTTCTTGAACATGTTTTACAAATAGATGACGAAGATTAGATGAAAGAGGACAGAGTTAATATACCTGAATGGGAACACCAACAACATTCGGAAAGTTTTCCAAACATTGTGCTGAATAGGATAAGAACTCCTGATGGCACAGTACTGACATCATACCACCAACATGACTACAAGCAGTATAGAGATGCTAATGGCCATTTGTATGCAGTTGACGGCGGGTTGTCGTACCTCCGCAGAATTGACGCACCTGGTTATGTTGAACTATCAGTTGACGATTCTGCACCATTTGAAGTTATACGCGAGTCATTACATTGGGGTTCACTTGCTAAGCCTGTAGGAAAAGAGCCAACTCAACATGTATACAAACCTATATGTGAGTTGTCAAATGCCCATATAAAGAACATACTAAATGATGGGTATGGGTCACAATGGGTAAGAAATTTTCTAAAAATGGAGTTGGCTTTTAGGAAAAAACATAAGATTGTAATTAAAGACAAGAAACGTACTTAAGAAGAGCTTGCTCTTTAGATTTACACTCTAGCATAATATCAAAATCCCTACCAAAAGTGGGGATTTTTTCATATATGAAGTCCGCATGTGCTGTTACTGGAGATTTTACATCCTCATATAATTTTCTGGAAGAAGAGTAGTGTACAATGGGTCGTACACCATTCCATGTGGACAACGCCTTGGACAGTGCATTCTCTAAATCTACCCCATCATTATGGATAGAATGATGATGGTAATCAATAACTATAGGAATTCTTATATGTGTATGAATTAAATTGTACAGATCATCAACTGTAAATGCTGATGGCTTATCGTCATTCTCGATAGTCAAACGCCTCTTGGCACTTGGGCTTAACAGGTTGTACCCATTTATAAAGTTCTCAGCAGCTTGGGGTTTTGATGGCTTTGAAGTACCAATATGCACATTAACTTTATGTAGAGGAGTACACTCTAACCCCATTGCATCTAAAACTCCTGATACAAAATTTATATCATTAACTGCATTGGCAACAACACTCTCACGTTGTGACGCTAGTACACTATAGGCGTCTGTATGGAATGACAGCCGATGTCCATTAGAAATGGCGTACTCACCAATTCCAGATAGGAGTACCCTAATAGGTTCAACCTCCAATAATTCATCTAATGTTACCCTATTCTTATGAGGGAATAGGTCATTGGAGATCCTAAAGACTTTTATTCCATGCTCCTCATTCCACTTGAGTGTCTGTAGTAAAGACCCCAAGTTCCCTATGACTGTAGTGTCATAATGAGTTCTACCATTCTTCAAAAAAGTTGAAAGCTTCATTGATCTACTAGAGCTTATTCCCTTCGCTGTGAGCTCTGTGTTTATGCACGCGTACCCAAACCTATTCATATTGTAAATATAATAAAAAAATAACACCTTAACATTATTTCTATTTTTTATTCGCATATATTTCATTTATTCCCAAAGTATAGAAAGAGTAGATGTAACATTAATGGTGTAGTAACTGTATAGTAGCTTAATGTGATGACTTATTTACATTAGCTACCAATACTATAGCTGCGAACCTATAATATATACAATAAACTCTAATGAACATGAAAAATGTGCTAATACTAGAGAGATCTAGTCAAAACCTAAAGAATGTTGGTCAGAAAGGAAAGACCATACTCGAGGGTGTTTTCGCTGAGTTCGGAGTTGAAAATAGAAATGGGCGTGTGTACGAAGAGAAAGAGTACCTTCCTCACTTGGAGTATCTTAAACAGGATATCCAGTTAGGTAGCCTACTAGGAGAGTTAGACCATCCTGACAGGTTTGAGGTTGCCCTTGGAAATGTATCTCATAGGATAATTGACCTATGGTATGACCAAGCAAACAGACAGGTCAAAGGCCGTATTGAAATCCTAGAAGGTACTCCTAAAGGTCAAGTAGCTAAATCGTTACTTGAAGCCGGTGTTCCACTTTCCATTTCTTCAAGAGCTGCTGGTACAGTCAATGACGACAAGACAGTCTCTATTCAACAGATCTACACCTATGACTTGGTGGCTAAGCCAGGGTTTGAAAAGGCCCAGCTAGAAACAGTGAACGAAAGCCTAAGGGCCCGAGTATCAAACCAAATCCAAATGATCAATGAATCGTATGATAGGTTTGAGAAATCTCATGAGAACTTAACAAATAAGTTAGGTATCCTTAACGAACGTGTTTCTATCTATGACTTATCTGACAAGTTACCAGCACCAAAGTTAAGAGAAGAAGCAAAACAACTTGTTAAAAATAAAAGCGAGCAAAGTATGAAAGTAAATGAAGAAAGCGTTCAGCAATGGACTGTTTACTTTAAGAATGAGCTTAGTAAAACACAAAAGAGACTTGCTGCCATTGAAAATGCAATTTCAGAAGGGAATGTATCTGCTAAAGAGATCAAATCCCTAAGAGAAAGCCTAAAAAAGGTAAAAAGCCTACAGGAGCAGCACCAGAAATGGACTGGCCAAATTGCTAAGAACATTAATAAAGTAGCAATGCATTCAAAGACCCTTGCTGAGAAGAGCAACCAACACTACCAGATGACGAAGAAGATCTCTGAGACTGTTGACTACAACGCAAAGGTACTAAACCACACTCAAGATTGGGTTGGTAACAATGCAAAGATAACGAATGCAATCGCTGAGACAGTTGACCACAATGCAAAGATGCTTAATGGCATCAATGAGTGGAATACTGAATTGGCAAAAGGGGTTAATGCACTACATGAGTGGGGTGTTGAAAAGGCTGAGGCCATCAATGACCTTCATGAATGGGCAAGCACAATTGCAAAGGGTGTAAACACTACTGCATCATGGTCACAAGACATGTTTGGAAGGGCACTTTCAAAGGATGAGGCCAAGAAGTTAGTTGAGTACATTGAATTTGTTGCTGAAGCAAGAAGTAACCCTGAGTTGAAAAAGCATATAGACGAGATGCTAGCATCAAAGAAGTTATCCTCAAAACTATTTGAGGACCTTTCTCCTGAAGAGATTGAAGGCGCTGAGCTTTTACCATATGACTCAACTGGCCCAGAGGATATATTCCTAAACAAGTACAAACTACGTGATGGAAGAATTGTGTATGTAAATCCTGATGGATCATTATTAAATGGAGATGGTCGTAGAAGAACTTGGACTCATGTAAATTTATCACCAGATGAACAAAAAGGAGCCATACAAATAGAGTATAACGATGATAAGTACAGTAGTTTCTTTAACTACTACAAACTTTCTAATGGTAAAATTGTTAGAGTAGCTTCAGATGGATCTATATCTATGCTTAACGAATCATTAAGTCCTGACGAGATTGAAGGCGCCGAGCTTTTACCATATGACTCAACTGGCCCAGAGGATATATTCCTAAACAAGTACAAACTACGTGATGGAAGAATTGTGTATGTAAATCCTGATGGATCATTATTAAATGGAGATGGTCGTAGAAGAACTTGGACTCATGTAAATTTATCACCAGATGAACAAAAAGGAGCCATACAAATAGAGTATAACGATGATAAGTACAGTAGTTTCTTTAACTACTACAAACTTTCTAATGGTAAAATTGTTAGAGTAGCTTCAGATGGATCTATATCTATGCTTAACGAATCATTAAGTCCTGTTAAAGGAGTTAAAGGCCTAGGAACAATCACAGATGTGAAGAAGGCTGGAAATTCTAAGGTTGATACAACCTCAGGAAAGGATAGCGGTGTTGAGTTCAATGGACGTACAATCGTTGCTAAGATGAAGAAAGGTTCAAAACTTGGTGGTGGTAAACCAAAACAGTTGAAAACCCTTGACTCTAACATGCAAGCACAAAAGTTAACTGCATCTCCAAAGGTTAAAGGAGTTATGGTCCTTGACACCCAAAAGAATGGTTCAAAACCAGCAGTTAAAGTTTCTGGAGATGGCCCATCACAATCTGCTGTAAAAAGCCAAAACTTAAAACTAGATACTAAGCCTGCAGGAAAACTGCATGAGTCTACAACAAAGATTACTGAAAGACGTTCAAAACTTGATGAAAAACTTAGCGTTATCATTGACAACCTTGAAAAAGAAAAAAGGGCTGATCAAGAGATAATGAAGAAGTACCCTTTCACAAGTATTCTATCTGAGTCTGACAGGGCTGAGTTTAGGATTCTTGACGACACTAAAAAACAAAAAGTTGCACAGGCAATAGCTAGTAATCCAACTGTTGATGCTGGTATTATGAAAGGCCTATGGGAATCAGCCCTAGCCAATGTACAGGACACTACTCCTCTATGGTTAAAAGCTGCTCCAAAGAAGTACAAGGAACTCTATGAGAGTGCCAATGATATTCAAAAGGCTGCCATAAACGCTAGAGCAGAGTTCTACTCCCTAGACACCCAGTACAAGATCAACAATTTTTGGGAAACCTCTGGACTTGACAACCGTCCAACAATTAGTTTGAATGAATCAGTCATTGCAAAGCAATCAGATTCTTCTGATAAAGTAGTTGACCAATTCGTTGCATCAATCGGTGAACAAATGAAAAGGTTCAATAGGTAATCCTTCTGCAATACGTTATAGTATTGCTAAAAAAGCAAAAAATAAATAAAGTAAAAATTAATAAATTAAGATCATGAAGCAATTAAATGAACAACAAATCGAGCAAAAATGGTCTCCAATGGTAGAACAGGTTACAGGAATCAAGGATAGAAGTAAACTATCTTGGATTTCTAAATACGCACACTTTCATGCATTGAATGAGTCCATGGGTGGTGTTAGTGCACCATACGCAACTCTTTACAATGTTCCAGGTGTTGGTAACGCTCAACCTGCTGGTGTAGCAGCTACTACTGCTTCTCAGTTCTACGGAGCCAATGCAAAAGGATCAGGTGACAAGTGGCCTGCTCTTCTTCCAATGTCACTGCAAGTTGCAGCAAGAACCGTAGGTTTTGACATTGTGAACGTTGTACCTATGCCAGGTCCAACTGGAGTTATCTCCTATTTAGATTATGTTTATGCTGGTGGTAAGCAACCTTATGGTGCAGCTCCTGCATACAGCCCAGAAACTGCAAACCCTGCAAATTTCCAAGGTTCTGCTGCATACTCTAAGTATGATGCTCCTAACGCGTTCAAGATCCAATTAACCACTGATGCATCTGCATTAAAGGCTGGTTTAAGCGTTGGTTCAACCGTTACTTTCTATGCTGATGATACTTCTGCAGGTACTACCTACATGACCGCTACCTACGTTGGTAAATCTAGGATTGATGGTTTTGCTATCTTCAAAACTGGTGCTTTCGTTAAATCAGGTGTTGCGGGCGTTGGTAACCTAGCCGATATCTTTGACGGTTCTACTTACGCTGTTTCTGGTTCAACTCCAGGTAGTGTTAAGACTTACCCAACATTGGTATCTACTCTAGAGGATCAAATCCAAGGTTACACAGGTGCTGGTCAGACAGACAACGCAAATTGGGATGGTACATTTGTTGATGGAACCAGACTATATGAACCAATGGAAAGAGGTGTTGGTGAAATGCAGTACCCAAGGGCACTTGGTCTACAGGTATTCACTAAGTTCGTTCAAGTTGGAACTTACCAAGTTTCTGTTTCTGTTACTCAAGAACAAATCCAAGACCTTAACAAACAGTGGGGTATTGACGTTATCGCTATGGTTGAGAACGCTGGTATCAATGAGATCAGCCAAAGTATCAACAAGCACATCCTTTCTCGCGCATTCGGTCTAGGTTGGAAGAACCACGTAAGAGCATACGAAGTTGAAGGTATCAACCTAAACATCAGAACTGATGCTTCTGTTAATGGTACTTCTCCATCTTACGCATACCCAGGCGAAGGTACTGATACTACTTCTTCAATGGTAGTTCCAGGTTTCACTGCTGTTCCAGTTGCTGCAACAACTACTTTCGAGAACGAAGACACCGCTATCAAGAGGATCATGGCACGTATCATGGCCGCTGGTAACGTTATCGCTCAAAGAGGTAGAAGGGGTCCTGCTAACTTCATTGTTACAAACATTAAGATAGCTACAGCTCTTCAGGTAAATGCACAGTATGCATTCTCTCCAATTGCAAACACCTTCAACCAAACTAATGGATCTCTATACCCACTAGGTACAATCGGTGGAATGACTGTTTACGTTGACCCTAACATGACCTACGAAGATACTCGCGTACTTGTAGGACGTAAAGGTGCTGCTGACGAACCAGGTATCATCTTCTGCCCATACTTAATGGCTGAGTCTGTTAAGATCATCACTGAGGGTACAGGTGCTCCTAAGGTAATCATCAAATCAAGGTACGCCCTTGTTGATGCAGGATGGCATCCAGAAACTCAATACCTAACTCTATACATTAAGACTTCTACTGGAGCTTTAATTTAATAGATAAGTATTGGATAGATTAATATAAAAGAGGAACTTTTAGGTTCCTCTTTTTTTTTGTTCACTTAATTTTTAATTCCGACCCTTTTAGAATTCTGCGTTTATACGAACCAATAAACCCTTTAGTTGGAACGTACTCATACGGGTACTTACCTAAAAGTTTTTTGTTTGGATCTATTATACCCTTATCAACAAACATTTTAATTAGACCTGGTGATTTTGAAACAATTGCCTTGATAATTGCCTCAGGCTCTACTGTAATATTATTTTTTATAAATAATGGTATTAACCCTGGGTTCTTAGTGATAGGAGTATCTCCTTCAATGTTTTCTACATGAGGATTTGCTCCATTGTTTAGTAGAAGCTCCGCAATCATAGGAATTCTTGTTGCCAAGAGAGGAGTGTTACCCTTTTCATCAGTAGCTTCTATATTAGCCCCTAAATTCAATAGGTACTGTGTTGCCTTTTTGTTAGTCCTTACAGCAAAGTGAAGTGCAGTACGCCCTGATTTTGATGTGTGCTCAACTTCTGCACCTTTACTTAGGCAAAACTCCATAAAGTTTGTACAACCATTAGAGGCAGATAGTTTAAATACACTATTGACCATTGTGTAGTCCCAAACACCATTGATTATTTCATCAGACTTGCGCGCTAACTTTGACGCTATTACATCTGTAGCAGTTACCAATGAGTAGTTATCAGGTATATTATTGTTCTTTATGACATGCATTGCGACATCTGGTTGGTCATACTTTATACACATCCTTAGTGCAAGGTTTACATTTTCTACACCAAGCCTTGAGTATATTTCTTCTACACTTTTTGGTTTAAACATCTTGTCCATATTGTAAAAGGTACTTAGTTTTTTCCTGATCTTCATTGTCCAATGTTACATAGTGCACTAATGTATGTCCTCTTAGAGGTTTATGTGGGTCGACTATTTCATTGCTTATAAGATGTTTAACTGACTCTACACTACGGGTGCTTATCACCCTTATGATCTCGTCTTCTGACATCTTAACATTGTACTTTTGGATAAGGTATGCCCTAAGGTAATCATTAGTTGTTAACAACGTATCCCCTTTTAAATTCTTTATGGATGGATCAGCCCCATTTTTCATTAGTATGTCAACTATTTCGATATTACTTGTAACTGTTATCGGGGTACTCCCATTGCTATCTACAACATTGACATCTGCACCATTCTTAATTAAACACATAAGTGCTTTTACACAACAGTACCCAGCAGCAAAATGAATAGAGCACTTTCCTGAAACTGATCCTCTAAAGTTTATATCTGCCCCCATGTGTATGCACGCTTCTATAAAATTAGGACGGTCCTTCATCGATGAAGCTATAAGCAGACTATTAGCAAATTTTTTACTCCATACAAAGCTTTTTACCTGGTCTATGTTCTCTACCATTAATGATAGTATAGCAGAGTACTTGAATAAAAAGTCAACATTCAATGAATTCTTAGATCTGACATCTTTAAGTATATTGATGGCATACAATGGCATGTCAAACTCAACACATGTCATTAACTGGTCTTTTAATGGTTTGTACTTAAGACCGCTACATATCTCTTGGTGTGTTTTTGCCTTAAACATCATGATACAAATTTAACTATTTTTTTCATATTTTAGCCAAGTGTAATGAATTTTTTGTATATTTGTAAAATAATAATATTGTAAAAACTATGGCTTTCTTAAGATGTGATGAATGTGGGGCAAGTACTAGTCATCAGGGTAGTTGGGATACGCCAATAAGAATACTATGTGAAAAGTGTAGTAAGAAAAATAACGAAAAGCACGTTGTAAACGCACAACAAGAGTCGAATAACGTAAAGAATAATTCATATGGGATTGGACATTTACCTATATAGGGCTGAACCCCTTGGAGACAGAAACCCACAGAGCATAGATGATTTTAAAACTCTTGAAGATCATCCTGAGCTAAAGGTATTTGAACATTTATCATTTGACCGTGAAAATGGGTACTATGATTTAGAAAAAGCTGTTGCTTTAAAGGGGTATAAATTAGAGAATCTTACCTGGAGCGAGACTATATGTGCAAAAAGAATTACATTTATATTTAAAGATAAAGGAGGAAAAAAGATTAATGTAACTGACCCTCCTGTAGTAAAAAGGATTGAGAAGTGCATAGCATACTCAGAGGTATCATACCAACGTAAAGGGGCAAATTCCCAGTTCTATGAGGATGAAATATGGGACGGTCCTTATGTAGTAGATATCGACGTGTTAAAAACCCATTGGGAAAAATACTTTTCTAGAAAAACTCCTGCATCCAAAGGTGGATTTGGTAGTGGCGTTGAGTACGATCTAAGTGATGAAGAAATGAAACATAGGTTCAAAGAGAATATATTGGATAAATTTATTCAAGGTCAAACATTTGTTGTATATGCGTAGTGTACTGAAGCCAAAGGATCCTAATTTAATTGTAGATGAAGTATCGCGTATGCCATTTGAGGAACTTGCCTCAATGGCCCTTTCTGCCACTAAACTTGAGAACTTTTCTGTGGTAGAGATGATCCTTAACGCTAATATCAACCATAAGGTAAAAAGCTTTATTCTAAATGAATGCTTTGTGCTAGCTTGTAAACACGGGGATTACCAGCTTCTAGATAAATTTGTTGCTTATGGATCTGACGTCAATGTGTATGATGGGAAGCCATTAATAATGGCGTGTGCTTATGGTAATATTGAAACTGTTCGCGTTCTTTTGCGATTAGGGGCTGATGTGCATAAGCGTGATGACATGGCGTTTGAACAGGCCTGTAGTAATTGTCAAGCAGACGTGATGAGAGAGCTTATACTGCATGGGGTGAAGTACAATAAAAAATGGGACATACTTCTTCGAAATGCCTGTAGGATGGATTCAGGAGTTGTACTAGTTCTACTACAAAATGGAGCAGATGTCAACAAAGGGCAACGACATGCTTTATATAACAAAGTTATTAATAGATAATGGTGCAAGGGTAAATAAACGAATGGTGAAAGTTGCAAAGAGCCAAGGGTTTTATCGCATTGCACAATTACTGGAATTAGAAATGTTTGATCAACAATGGTAGATAATGTTTTTAAACCACAAACCAGCGATGAGGTAGAGGTGACGGCGTCACAAATACCTGACAACATGGTAGAATCGTATTTCATTAATGCTTGTGCTGAAGAGCATGAACTTATCATTGACGCACTGATTAATAGGTTGGACTCTATTCCTGACGCATGTGTTGTCACGTGTCAGAAGAGTAGTATTCTAAAAAAACTAATAGACCATGGAGCAAATGCGGATGCATGGAATGGGTATGCATTACTGAAACACTGTAAAACTGGCAATTTTGAATGTGCTAAGATACTAGTAGAGAATGGGTCTTCTATAGAATCAATTGCCATTGAATGGGCAATTGTAGGAGAATTCACTGATATAGTAAAACTTATAGTTGACAACAGTCGTACTATTCATAGTGCTGCATTTGGTATCGCTAAATCTGTTGGAAATGAAGAAATAATAAGTATCCTTAATACTAAAAAATAATGGTGGATAATTGGAAAATACAAAGACTTATACGGACGTACAAGAAAAAGTTAAAGGCGGCAGAGCATATGTACGCCCATTGGGACCTTCCCGGAAAAAAACCAGTGATGAAGGCCAAGATAGAGTGCTATAAGAAATTTGTTGAACATTTAGAACAATTAATTGGCAAGCAACTAAAGTTAAAAAAGGGTCCACTTGCTATTATATCACCTGCATTTTTTTGGGAGTGGACTGACGTTGGGTTTATGCTTAGGTTTTTTAGACAGAGCGAACACTCACCGTATGCAGTGGGGTTTGACCTACAAATACTATTCTTTAATATGTGGGTACAATTCTACAGGAGAGAAGATTACAGTAGTAATATACATAAAGGATCTAGAAAAGAGGTGTAAATTGGCAAATTTTGCACCATATGATGACAGAGTACCAAACCAAAACTATGAGTTTAAATGGGATAGTCATACAATTTCAATTGCAGAAGAATGGTTAAAAAAACATAATTAATCCATAAAAATATGACACTTTTTCTAAGAGATGATAAGGACAACACCATAGTTGATCTAGAAGTATGGGTGAAGAAAGAAGATGGCAACGAGTTTGTAGACATAAGCTGCTCAATAGTCATATCACACTACTCAAAACTACTCCTATCCATTGAGAAGCATAAACAACAACAGTTCATCGATACATTTGACGAGATATCAGAACTAAGGGGCTGGTTATGGGAAGTGTACTTCATGGGTGGAGATAATGACCCTAAGGAGTATAAGAATGTTCTTAATGAAGTGAGACAAATGCTATCAGCTGTTGCCAATAGGTACGGACTTAGAGTAGTGGAGGATTAACTATGTGGGTAGAAACTTCTGCAGAAGTATATGCTGTTATCTTTGCCAGACATAGAAATGCACTAAAACCCCACTCAACATTCTCTGACCCTGATGGATATGGGTACGAATGGTCATCTGGAAGACCTGAGATGCTAACTGAATGGGGATTTGATGGTGCAAAAACTCCATTGATTAAAATCGTGCAAACAAAAGAGCACAGGGATTGCAAGGAATGGGATAATAAGTTCTACATATACTATAATGACACCGAGTAATGGCAAGCATAGATAAAACCTACATAGACGGTAAGGATTACCCTCTATATAGACAATGGTGGATTGACAACTATGATAAGATGAAACGTGAGTTAGGAAAACCTATATGGCTCTACACATTTCAGGTTTTCTACTATGATCATAAGGGGCGTTACTTAGATGGTGACATTGAAATAACACCAGAAGTATTGGCCAATGACACTCGTGACATAGATGAATATAAGAATAGGTATGACTTCCCTATTTGGAACACCTCTGAGTCTGTTGATAAGTGGTTGGTGAAGAACTGTGAGATTAAATCATTTAGGAATAGGATGCTTGATGTTTACTCACAAAATTGGGTCGGTTTTAAAGGACAATCATGGGTACCAAGAAAGAATTTTAAACCTAAGTATACAAGATGAGAGATAAATTTGTAAGGAAAGACGTATCTGCTCGGGCAAAGCATAAAACTAACTGTTATATTTTATATATTCTAAAACTTTTCATATTTTGCTCTCTATAATTAAAAAAGTTAATGGAAACAATACGCATATATTTTGCTGATATGTGGCCAGAGTGGCAAGTGGAGAACTTCATTGTTCCTATTCTTATGAAGAAGTACAATGTAGTATTAGACAAGTCTAACCCTGATATTGTGTTCCACTCTATATTCAATAGGATGTCAGAAACCCCAAAGTACAAGTGTAAAAAGGTGCTTATACTGGCAGAGAACTGGAGGCCACAACAGTTCGGGTCAAACTTCTCAGTGTCATTTGATCCGTATAGTGCAACAAACTTTAGATTACCGTTATGGCAAATGTACTGGCTACTATGGCCAAACCTGATTGATGAGTTGAAGAGTAGAAGAACCCACGAAAATTTTGAACGGTTTTGCGCTTTTACTGTCTCTAACCCGTCTAATATGCTAAGGAACAACCATTTTGATATCCTGTCAGGGTACAAAAAAGTTCATGCATACGGTAAAGTGCGTACCAACACATTTGAACTACAAAGAGCATCTGAGGATACTTACTGGAGGGATGCAAAGTACCATTTCTTCCTAAAACATCCGCATAAGTTCATGATGGCCTATGAGAATACTAGTTACCCATACTACTCTACTGAAAAGCTCATGGACGCATTCCTTGCAGGGTCAATGCCTATATACTGGGGTGACCCTAAGATAGCCAATGATTGGAATGAGAAAGCCTTTATCAATGTGATGAAAATCCCTAATTGGCTTGACCATATCAAAGCTATGGATGGTAATGATTCTTTGTGGGAAGATGTGTATAGTCAACCGGTTTTTACTGATGAACAGCTTGATAGGCACTTAAACAATATTAAGGAGTTTGAGGAATGGATAATTCACTTAGTAAATTAGTTGATAATTGGGAAAAACAACAGGATAGGCAACTCTCAATACAACGACTATTGGAAGTAGCAGGTATAGATTATGAGTCTGATGATGATATTGGTAAGTACATTGATACAAGGTGTAATGAGGCGTCTGAGACTGTGATGTCGTATGAACTAATGATCATGTCAAAAATCACACAGCTAAAAAACCTTAAATTTGATAGAAGCCTAAATGAGAAGTATGCCATCACAATAGGGTATAATGAAACCCTACAACAAGACTTAGAAATACTGGGCCTTAACTATGAACACCTAATAGATAATATGGTGATAAGCAACTTATCATATGAGTTGAATAAGGCTATTAATGACGGTAAGCAAGTTATAGTGGGAAGTCTTGTAAGCAGTGTAACAAGGGAAAACGGAAAAATAAAAGTAATAAGTAATATAAAAATCAATGATAGGGTTTGAAGTTGAAAGACATCTAGGGGGTTATTGGAACTTAAAAACTCCATGGGGAGATCCCTTTAATTGGGCTCCAACTATTTGGAATAAAATTATTAAGGATTTTAGCATAGGTAAAGTTCTTGATATTGGGTGTGGGTTAGGGTTCTCAACGGCATACTTCTCCAATAAAGGGCTCTATGCTGTTGGAGTAGAAGGTGGAATAAATGCCATCAACAACAGTGTATTTGAAGGGTACCTTATACGTAATGACTACACCAAATCAAGTGCAAATGTTGGTGAGTTTGACCTAGTATGGTGCTGTATGATGGTACAGCAGGTTGAACATCAGTACATACAAAATGTACTCGAAGATTTTAAATGTGGTAAGTACCTTGCTGTTGTACACGCAGAGCCAGGAGAAGAGGGGCACCACTATGTGAATTGTAAGACACGTGAAGAGTGGATAGCTACCATAGAGTCGTCAGGGTTTACATACGACGCAGAGTACACTGAAGTTCTAAGGGATATGGCCAGAGGACTGATGTCAAACTCTTCATTCCAACATGGTCATAACCTACACAAGATAATGTTTTTTGTACGTCATGAGTAGGAATATTGTCATACCTATGGCTGGAAGGGGTACGCGTACTCAAAGTTACAGTAACGTTCCAAAGCCTCTGCTCCAAATTGGAGGAAAGACCTTGTTTGAAATTTCAATGGGGTCTTTCCGTATTCCAGGAAACTACATATTCATTGTTAGGAACTATGGGGTAGAAGAATGGGATTCATCCATCCATAACCTTATAAATGCGTTTGACCCAAATAGTAAGATCATATCAATAGACTACACAACAGATGGTCCAGCGTCAACATGCATGTTAGCAAAAGAGTTCATCAACAATGATGATGAACTCATCATATCCAATATTGACCATTACCTTGAATGGGATATTGATGATTTCATAAAAAGCACACAACAAGAAGGTATTGATGCACTTGTTACAACATGGGATAAAATTGCAACAACTGAAAGTTTCATAGAGCTGGATGACAATGGTTTTGGCATAAGGGTTAAAGAAAAGGAAATTATTAGTGATAAGCCATTGAATGGAATTCACTACTGGAGAAAGGGAAAGTACTTTGTTCAGGCAACAAAAAGAATGATACGTGAAGATGCAAGGGCGAGTAACGGAGAGTTCTACATATCGGAAAGTTTTAACTATACCATAAATTATGGGTTAAAGGTTTCTACATATGATATGAGTGGGAAGCATTGGCCCCTAGGGACAACAGAGGATATAGAAAAATTTACTAAATACCATGGATATAGTTAAACTGTCAACCCTTACGAGGGGTTGGTTTGTTGGTAGTTTTGAACCAACTGCATTCAAAACCGATAAATTTGAAGTAGGATACCATAAGTACAAGAAAGGCCAGAAATGGAGTAAGCACTACCATAAGTTAACGACTGAGGTGAACTACATTATCAAGGGAAAAATGACCATAAATGGTCAACTGCTAAAAAAGGGAGATGTATTCATAATTCATCCAAATGAGGTTGTTGATCCAGAGTACTTGACAGACTGCGAGTTGATCATCACTAGGGACGGTTCATTCCCTAACGATAAATACATTATAGAGTAATAGCTTATGATAAATTCAATATTTAAAGACAGGATAAACCCTGAGGAGTACATCATAGTTGAGTACTACCTAGAAAGCTCCATCTCTTTAAGAGATGCCGCATGGAATATAGCAGTAGGCCAGAGTATAGGCAACCCATCTGTTCGAAGTGTATGGGAGACTGATGAACTCATTGAAAAGTACTGTAATGTCATAGAGAAAGTAGACCCATTAGCGGGAAAATCAGGTAGAGTGCTAATAGGGTTCCCTAAGGTAAACATCGACATAAAAACTGATGGCATTTCACACTTACTTGTGATGATAATGGGAGGCCAACTAGACATAGATAGCATAGAAAAATGTGTAGTAAAATCAATATCATTCCCATTGAGTGTCAAACTACAATTCATGGGTCCAAAGTTTGGAATAAAGGGCATAAGGGAGTACACAAAGTGCCAGAATAAACCACTACTAGGAGGTATAGTAAAACCTAAAACAGGTGTTACACCAGAAGTGCTGCTTGAAATTGTAAAACAACTTGTAGAGGGTGGTGTTAACTTCATAAAAGAGGATGAGATACTATCCAACCCAGAATTCTGCCCAATAAAGGAGAGAGTACCATTAATAATGAACTACCTTAAAGGCAAGGATGTTATCTATGCGGTTTCAATCCACGCGGATCCTCACCATATTCTAGAAAGGGTAAAACAGGTATACATGTTAGGTGGAAATGCTGTTCATGTGAACTTTTGGTGCGGAATGGGTGTTTACAAGGCCATAAGGGAACTTGACCTTCCAATGTTCCTCTTCTTCCAGAAGAGTGGGGATAAGATCTTGACAGACCAATCACATAGGTTCCATATAGAGTGGAGTGTTATATGCCAATTAGCAGGGTTAATGGGTGTTGACTTTATCCACGCAGGAATGTGGGGTGGGTACTCACACTATGAGGAGGACGATTTGAACAACGTACTCGATATACTGTATGACCATAACGTGATGCCGTCATTAAGTTGTGGAATGCACCCAGGCCTCATTGAGGCAATAAACAATAAGTTTGGTATTGACTATATGGCCAATTGTGGAGGTGCTATTCATGGTCATCCAGGAGGAACCCTTGATGGTGTAAAGGCTATGAGACAATCAATAGATGGAGATTTTAAGGAGGAGTACTTCCAGGCCATAAAAAAATGGGGTAAAGTATGAGAATAGATTTCCAAAAACTACAGTCTAATGTAAAGGGGCTTTTATACTTACCTTCAATTGGCAATGACGATGCGGATGGTCTTCCTGAGTTCATGTCATCCAAGAGTGTTCCTACTGAATTTTCGCCAAATGACCAGAATAAACTCCTTGAGTACTTCATGGCCATTAAGGATAAATGCAAGTGCATTGTGGAAATAGGAGTTTGTCGTAACCCTTATGGAAATACATCAACATCTATACTAATTGACAATAAACTAGATAGTACGATTTACATTGGTGTCGACCTAGAGGATAAGTCTTTCTTGAATAACCCAAGTAAAAATGTGTACACTGTCAAAGGTTCGTCCTTCGACAGACAAGTAGTTTACGACCTCATGGAAAAATTAGGGGTAAAAGAAATAGATTTTTTGTTCATTGATGGATGGCATAGTATAAACGCAGTTATCAATGACTGGATGTACACTGAAAAATTATCACCATACGGAATTGTTGGGTTCCATGACACCTCTGTTCATCCAGGACCAGCACTTGTACTTGACGCAGTAGACCCTAGTATGTACTTAAAGAGAAAGTTCTTTGAAGATTTAACCAATGACTGGGGTATATCGTTTGCAATTAAAATAAAGTAAACACCATGATACTAATATCGCATAGGGGAAATACAAATGGGAAAAATCCTAACTTGGAAAATAACCCTGACTACATACTTGATGCCATTAAAAAAGGGTATGAGTGTGAAGTAGATGTATTTGACTATGATGGCGGGAGTTTCTACCTTGGTCATGATGGCCCAACGTATAAAGTTGACCCTGAATTTATGCTAAATGGTAAGGTGTGGTTTCATGCCAAGACGATTAAAGTCCTACACTACTTACTGCGAATCAATGCACATTGCTTTTTCCATGAAAATGACAAGTGTACGTTGACTTCTCGTGGGTATGTTTGGACATTTGTTGGAGAATCGCTTGGACCATACAAAAATAGCAATAATTCCATTTGTGTTCTACCTGAGGCGCACAACACACCAAAGGATGCCATAAATAGTGCAGGAATTTGTAGTGATTTTATAGAAATGTATAAGTAATGTCAACAACAGCACTGGTATTCTATGGTCAAGTAAGGGATGTAGAGCACACATACCCATACTGGAATAAAAATGTTATCAAACCTCTCGGAATAGATGACATATTCATCCATACATACAATGACCAGACAGAAAAAATGGCAATGTTCACATCGCTATTCTCGCCAAAGGGAATTTTCCTTTCAAACCCAGATGATGTAAAGAATAGGGAGCAATGGATACCAGTTGTTAGTAGGAAAAGGTACTGTGTACAGAACACCTTCAATGTACAGTCAATGTACTTCTCAATGTACACAGCAATGGAGTCTATTCGAAAACTTGGGTTCAGTAGAGTCATATTAAGTAGAACAGACAATGTATTCCTAACGGAAATTACAGACATTGAAACTAATGACGGCGAGATTCTATCGAGTAACTTTATGTATGACCCACTTTTTGACGGTTTCTCTTCTATTTGTGATTTCTTTGCAATAGGAAAGCTTGATGATGTAGTAAAATTTGCATCAGTAGGTTTAAACTACAAAAGGATATATGAAGAGGGCGTTACATTTCATGCAGAAACTCTCTTATCAGAGAACGCAAAGAGGGTAGGTATAAAGGTCATCCCTAAGTTTACTTTTAGGGCTCACCACGCATTGTATAAACATCTTTAAAACAACATAAAATGGTATATGATATCGTAATAGCCATAAGTCTAGAAAGAAGAAAGGATCGAAGAACACGTCTTGAACGACACCTAAAAGATAGGGGATTTGAGAATGTTTACTTCTTACCTGCATTTGACGGTGCAAAGATTACACCCAATATTGTAAAGGTAACTCCTCCGCATCGAAGTTACTTCTCATTTAAAGACGAAATATCTGGCGCGCCATCAAACATGCTAAACAGGTTCCAAGTGGGATGCACATTATCACATGTAGCGGCCCTTAAATTTGCTAAAATGATGGGTGCAACTACTGCATTGATTGTTGAGGATGATGTAGAGTTTGTAGAGAATATACAGGATGTTCTACTCAACATAGAGAAGGAGACAAATGGTATTGAATGGGAACACATCTACTTAGGAGGTGCTGTACGCAACATGATGGGAAGTGCAAAAATGCAAAAGGTAACTGACCATTTACACTCAACCTCATTCACTGATGGTCTTCACGCATACCTTGTGAAAGAAAAGGGGTTTGATAAAATAGCAGATGCAATGCTTTCATTCAAAACAACCAATGATGATTCAATGAACGATATAATGTTTAGGGAGAATAACCCTTTAAAGGCGTTCATGTACTTACCAAAATCAGCATTCCAAATATCGGATTTCTCTGAGTTGGACAGACGCGTAATTGATAGACAAGACCTAAGGAGGTAGTATGAAATTTTATGCATGTACATATGGGGATGAGAAGTACGAAAAGAGTATTTCCCTATTAAAGAAGACATTTGAAAGCGAAGGTAAAGTTGATAAGGTATTTGACTACCATAAGCAATGGTTAATGTCCACTGAGTTCTGGAGGAAGAATGAGTTCATACTCAGTAGGCCAAGAGGAGCAGGGTACTGGATATGGAAGCCATACATAATGCTAGAGACATTTAAAAACATGGAGGATGGAGATGTTCTCATGTATGTAGATGCAGGAGTAAAGGCCATATCAGATTTAACACCATTACGTGATATAACAGTTGACAATGGAAAAATGTTGTTCTACCTTGGGTTCCAAAATAAACAATGGACTAAAAGGGATTGCTTCGTACTACTAAATGCGGACGAAGAGAAGTACTGGAATGGTCCACAAACCAATGCGTTCTGTCAACTTTATGTGAAGAACAAAGAGAATGAAGAGTTCCTAAAGGAATACCTAAGGTACCTAAGAGATCCTCGTGTAGTAACGGACGATATCAATGTGTGTGGCAAACCAAATTTCCTTGATTTTAGGGATCATCGACACGACCAGAGTGTCCTATCATTGTTGACCATTAAGTATAGGTTTAATGTTTTTGCCGACCCGTCGCAATGGGGTAATGACGTTAGAGCTAATTTTAGTAATTCTCCCTATGGGCAACTACTCCACCATCATAGAAATTTTAAGCACTGATGAATACTGTACTAATAGCGCACTATAATAAGGATATTTCATGGATCAGTGAAATACGACCTGGAGTAAATATTAAGGTTTACTCAACTAGTGATCCATCTAGGATCTATGTAACACCGAATAAAGGAATGGATGCAAATATGTACTTACGGTACATACTCGATAACTATGACAACCTGCCTGAGAGAACACTATTTGTTCACCATCATAAGGAGGATTGGACCCAGGACTTTCCTTTGCCATACATCATAAACAACTTAAACTGGGGGTTGGATAATTACTTCAATATAGGAGCAAGACAGTACTATGGAGATGTGTTCGTTATAGATCCTCGAACTAAACAATGGTTAAGGGACTCTTGGTACTTATTTGAGCAGTACATACCATTTCCAAAGGAACTATTCTACTATGCAGGTACACAGTTCATGTGTCATAGGGACCTTATTAAGCAGTACCCTAAGAGTTACTACCAAATGCTTTACAGCTGGCTCATGATGACCCCACTTCCAGACTACCTATCAGGTAGAATATTTGAGTGGACATGGCACTACATTCTCACAAAGAACCCAATTGACAAAAAGTATGAAACTAACCAAATTTTAAATATATGATTCAGGGACAAATAAATAGGGGATCTTTACTAGGAGAAAAGATCTACCAGTTATGCCTAGGCAAGGATGTGAACAACATTGTGGACATTGGAACTTGGAATGGTATGGGTACTACTAAGTGTATCTATGATGCAGTAGTAGGAACTCGTAAAAACGTATGGTCGCTTGAGTGTAATAAAGTTAGACATGAAGAGGCAAAGATGAACCTCGGTCTTCTTCCTCCTAATTTTAAACTGTTGCATGGAACCATTGTGAACTACGAAGAACTTTCGCCACTCATGGACGAACTGACTGACGACACACTAAAAACCTGGCTAAAAGATGATTTGGCGTGTTTGGCTTCTACACCGAACGTAATGGACCAATTGCCTGAGCATATTGATGTCTGTGTCATTGATGGTGGAGAGTTCTCCGGAGATATAGAGTTCTTTAGACTTTGGGAAAGGTGCAAGTGGATAGTACTGGATGACACAAACGCTCTAAAACATAAGAAGACCAAACAGTTTATACTAAGGAACCCAACAATGTTTAGGGTGGTTGAGGATAACACTATTCACAGGAATGGGTATCTAATATGTGAAGTGCTTAATGGTAAGAATTGATAATAGGAACTGCTTAGCAAACCTAAGGTACTCATTATCAACTAATACTGTAAAAATTAGGACCATCCAAGAGTGCGTAGTGAGTGACCCAGACTTACGTGAAGCGTATAGGAGTAATATAGCCATGTCGTTCTATGATAACTATAGGCACTATGTAAGTATGTATGGCAATAGGCTATCAGCATCTGATGTAGATATACATAAGGTGGCAAATGCGTCGGCTGACTACTTCATAAACATATGGACCACGGTTTATATATAAATAAAAACCTTAGTTATGGAGTTTCTTTACGAATCTGATAGGGATTTCCTCAGATGGAAAAGGAAGAATGTAACCCTTAGGGGTATAAAATCAAATAGTGTAGATAATGGAACATATGGTTCATTCGGAAAGGGGCTCTACACTGCATTTCTATCCAATAGGGAAATGGCTAGACAGTATGGTAAGGTGTACTTTGTTGTCAACGCAATTCCTAAAACCCCAAAGGTTGTTGACACGTTGAATGACGCTGAAATCTGGAGGAGTAAGCTCATCGATATGTTCTGTAAAAAACATAGCGAAAATTATAGCATAAAGTTCTTCTTTGACAATACATCCATTGAAAAAGAGATGATAAAACTAGGGTATGATGGTCTAATCATTAAAGGGAGAGAAATGGTGAACTATACACCTCCCCAAAACGTCATATTCTTTGATAACCTTAATTCACTTTACATGTACTATGAAAGACAGCTAGATGATAAGGCTGTGAATGAGAATTATTTACCAAGCGATGCAATTGGGTATAATATCGGTGAATATTTATACCATATAACACCTAAGAGAAATGTTGCACAAATAAAGAAAAACGGATTTATACCTAAAGATGGTGTTGCAATAATAGCAACTACTATAAATGAATATTTGAATGAAAACGAAAATACACAAAAAGATTTAAAGACTTTCCTTTCTGATAAGAAATTTATAAATCCAAGAAGTAAACAATTTTTATATCATGGAACAAAAATATCACCAGACAAATTCAATTTAAGAAATGATTATGATTTTGAGGATAGTAGTAGTTGGAGTGGTGATTTACCAGAAGGATATTTATTTTTAACCACAAGTTTAAAAGAAGCAAAAGCATACGGACAGTATGTAATACCTTGTGAATTGAAAAGATACGATAATAAATATTTTAATGTAAATGCTAATAATCCATCACAAATTTTTGATAAAGATTATGGTATTGATTTATATATGAATGATGAACATTATGGATTTTGGGAAAAATTTGAAGAAAGTGGAAAAAGTGTCCTTATTATAAAAGGAACAGACCGTTGGACACTAATAACAGATATTGGAAACGTTATTCCAAGAACTGATTTAGCCATTCAATTTTATAATGAGGATGGGAAAAAATAAAACAAAAAGAATGTTATGATGAAACTTAATACGAAGCGATAACATAGCATTGCATATAACGGTTGCAAACGCAAGTGATTTGTTCAATAAATTTAATGATGATATTGAAAACTTGTATTAAAGTGTGTAGGGAAATTCTTTTTGTTTTTCAAATTGAAATACTGAACTAAGGCATGGAGCATAGTAGTTTTATAAATGGGAATAGGTTCAGTTGGATGGCCGATTTCTCTATTGACTTTGACAACCCAACATTGACAATTGACCTTTACAAGTCAAATGCCATAGTATTCTGCAAGACTGATTTGCTTGAGCATTTTTTCAAGTTCATCCAACTATCCAACCGGAAGTACATACTCATTACACACATGTCAGATTACCCAATCAATGAGTATAGGTTTAAACTTGCCCCAGGTAATATAGTCAAGTGGTTCGCAGAGAACGCCTTATATGAGGATGATAGGTTAGTTCCAATCCCGATAGGTATAGAGAACCACTGGGGTAACCAAAAGGGGAAATTTACAAACCATGAATGGTTTGAGCATAACTCTGATGTACTTGCAGCAAGCGTAAAAAAAGATGAGCTCTACTGTAATTGGAACCCTGATACAAATAGGGAAGTAAGAGTACCCATTATACAGTCATTGGAAAAAACAGGATTGCCCATAGTAAAAGAGAGTGGGCTATCATTTGAATCATACTGTGTTAGCATGTCAAGCTACAAATGGGTTGTATGCCCACCAGGAAATGGGGCAGATACACATAGGTTATGGGAAGCCTTATACATGGGATGTTACCCTATAACATTAGAGAGCAGGATTTATAGGTGGTATGATCTACCTATACTACAAGTAAAGAGGTGGTCTGATGTGACGCCTGAGCTTCTTGACGACCATGACAGGAAGTGGAACCATAAAATATGGAATGAGAAGCATAAGTTTGACCATTTACGAATGGAATGGTGGGAGAACCACATAAAAGAACAATTCCAAAACTTATAGAAACCAACTCTATATAATACAAAAAGCACATGAAAACACTACTAGTAAAGGCTCATTCATTCATTGACGTGATAACGAATTCATCCAGTGAGCTATTCGTCACAAAGAACCCATCTTCAATTGAACTGCTATCCGGAGTAGACAGTAGGTATATTGACAAAGGGTTCAAAAAATGGAATGTATGGAAGAAAACACACAGAAGAGTCAAAAAGAAAAATGAGAGAAGCTAAAAATAAAAATAAATGAAAAACTATATATGGATTTATGGTCACCTTGGGATGGGTGACATGATCTCGTGCAACGCAATTGTCAGAACATATGCTGAACAGTACGATAAGGTTTATGTGTTCTGCAAACCGAAGTACACCAAGAATGTGATGTACCTATATAGGGACAATGATAAGGTATATGCAATGCCAATGGATGATGCCCAAATAGAACAGTTCATGAAGATTAGTCCTAATAATAACTACTTAATAGTCGGACACAAAAAACTACACGAGGAGTTAAGGAATGATCCAAAGGCGAGATTTGACCAAGTATTCTACAAAATGGCCAATGTTCCATTTGAGGATAAATGGAGTAAGTTCTACTTTCAACGTGACCTAGAAAAGGAGAAGGATGTATTCTACAATAAACTAGGGTTGAAAGATGGGGAGAAGTTCATCTTTGTACATGACGATAAAGAACGTCCCATGATGGTGAGTAAACTTCCACAAGGAGTAAAAGTAGTAAAACCAGATAGGCAAGACATCTCTATATTTGACTTCCTGTATACAATAGAACATGCTGAAGAAGTTCACTGTATTGACTCATCATTCTTCAACCTTATAGATTGTCTTCAGTTAAGACAGCACGGGCTATTCTTCCATAAGTACGTAAAGATCGCCCTTGTTGGAGAAGGGGGAACGCCTACAACTAAGCTTCCTTGGGTAGTGCTTTAGTATTTTTTTAGTCTCGATTATTTTTTGTATATTTGTAAAAACTATTCATATGGGAAAAAGTCTAGAAAAATACCCCATTATCCAACCAGGAGAGTATGATGGTTTATGGTCCGCATACTATGTGAAGATCATATTTAGGAATGGTAATAAATCAGAGGATATAAAGGTTAATGAGGGTGTAAAGGGAATAAACTGTCCATGTAAGGTCAGAGTTGACGAGGATGGATGGGTGTATGTAAGTTAATCGATTGTGTGTATGACAAAACTAAAATTTAAACAAGAGGCAGATCCTATTGGACTGAGCGAAGATTTCTTCTATATGGTATCAGACGGTGGATGGTGTAAACCTGAGAACTTTTTAGAAGATGATGATGCTGTAAGGGTGAGAGAAGCCATAGAACTTATAAAATCATACCGCGACCAAGGGATTGATGAGGGCTTCTTTGAAGAGATGTAATATGTACAGTAGTAAAATAGTAAAAGCAAAAGACTTAATAATGACTGAGTGGTCGAGGTACGAAAGATTAGTATATGATAAAATTTTAAGAATTTCCAATAAAAACACAAAAGTACAAAACACATGGAGAAAATTTCATTAAAACCGATTACGACAGGAAGCGAAGTTTATAGTAGTAGCTTCTCAAGGGAAGGGTGGTTCATTGTCGATCAAGTTGACTTGAGACCAAATAACCCTATCACTAATAAAAAATTAGTGGCAGTAGTAAAGGCCCACTTAAGGGAGGACCCAGGATTTATAGTAGAGGCAACTAGCGATAAATTTACACTTTAGGGTATGGAGTACATAGATGACCTAATAGGAAAGCACTACTTTACATGTTCAGCATGTATGTCAGTTTGGGCAGATGCACTCAGTTGGGCAAACACAAACCCTAAGCGTGTTGTAAAGGACCCTGATAAGGCAGATAACATTATTGTACTGTCTTGCCAAGTAACAGACCTAGCAATCCTATCTGACTTTAGAGTGGCAGAAAGACTGGTTGAAGAATTCCCAGGCAAAAACATATTCATCTCAGGTTGTCTTGCGCAACGAGATGACATAGAACTACCAAAAGGTGTTAGGAGACTTCACCAAATGAGGAGCAACTACCAACACCTACTTGATAGGTCATTAATGCACTATGAGAAGCCCTTTTGGGTAAAGGATTTTGTATCAAAAGGTACAGAACTTGAAGATGGGCACCTATTTAGGGATAAGTACCCATTAAGGATTGGGAAAGGATGCCCTTTCCACTGCACCTACTGCACAATCAATAAAACAAGGGGTAAACATGAGAAGTATGACATTGAAATGCTACTCACTAGAGAGTTCATGTCATTTGACAATGTAGTACTCATAGCAGATAGCCCTACACCTGACCAAATTCAGTGGTGGTGTGATTTGGCAATTGATAAGCGAAAGAAAATCTCTATACGTAACATAGAGCCACAAGTTGCCATACAGTGCATGGACAGTCTAATGAGAGCAGCATCAGAAGGAGTTCTTGATGTATTCCATTGTCCTATCCAAAGTAACAACCCTGAAGTTCTAAAGGATATGCATAGGAATGTAGAGGCAACAATGGGTGTTATTAGCTTTGTAAAGGCACTTAAATTAAAAGGAGTAAAAATAGCCACTAACATAATAGTGGACTACAAGGAATTCCCAAACAATTTTGACGACATATACGAACTGTATGACTACGTCAGTTGGAACCCTCTATGGGACGGAAAATGGGATAGGAAAAGAGCAGAAGAAAGGTACGATAAATACTTTAACAATAGAATATAATGAATGTCACCGCACCAATTTCGCTAGGAGAACTTTACGATAAGATCTCCATACTAGAGATCAAACAACAACGTATCAAGGATGAGAACAAACTCAAGCATGTACAAAAAGAGCTTGAGAGCCTTAAGAGTTTAGCAGATCTATACCCAATAGACGAGGATCTTTACAATGATCTGAAGAAGAAAAATGAAGCTCTTTGGGGTATTGAGGACAACATACGCATAAAGGAGAAAAGAAAACAGTATGACGACATCTTCATACGTCTAGCAAGAGCTGTGTACACAACCAATGACGAAAGGGGTCGTATAAAGCTTGAGATAAACGAGAAGTACAAATCCAATATTGTTGAGGTTAAATCATACGAGGAGTACTAGTCATGAAATTAGTGGATGAAATACCCTTTGAAAAGTACAATGATGTAGAAGGCATCCTATCGTTAGTTCGTGAAAATAATGGTATAGGAAATGATAATGTAGAGCCTATACAGTACTTTCATTGTTTCTGGAAAGGAAAGGTCACTGACTTACATTTAATGTGCTTACAATCCCTTAAAAAGGTTCATCCTAATTCAACAATCTTTCTTTGGACCCCTAATGCATTAGAGGTCCAAGGGAGTGAATCTTGGGTAAAAATAAGGAAAGCTATTAGGGATAAAATCATACTCTCAGAAATCACCCATGACCATTTTAAACATGCCAACGCGTCAGGATTATACCTTAACTACCACTCATTAACTTCACAAGGAGAAAAAAAGGGGTATGACCATAATGTGGCATATGCATCTGACATTGTACGATTCGTTGTACTTTACTTGTATGGTGGTGTTTGGTTCGACCTAGACATACTGTTCACAAAGAGCCTTGACTCTATAAAAATTAAGAGGTATGTTTCACAATGGGGAGGAGAACCCTGTGGAAACGCAGCAATTCTTAGGTTAGAAAAGGGGCATGATATTATCCAGAATGTATTGGGTAAGTATAACCCACCATTCTACCCAACATCAACATTTAGACTAGAGAACGACCTAGATATTACAATACTACCTGGAAGTCTATTTGATATACATTGGCAAGTAACTGATCACAACCCAAGGGGTAGTCATTTACTCTCATTCAGGAACTGGGATGAGTTTTTTGAAATGGAAGAACTAAAACTCCCAGATGAAATATATGGGTACCACTGGCATAATAGGTGGTCCTATGCAACCCCTCCATTTTTTAAAGAAGAAAGGTGATCAGATGATCACCTTAAAATCATAACTATTCCCGATACAATAAATTAAAATATTCAAATACATCAGAATCTATTTTTTTACGAATCAATTCCCATTCTTTTTGATATTTTTCTCTAATAACCATACTATATAAAATTTCAATTGGCATATAATTATATTCATATGAACTAGTTGAATTACCATGTTTTTTAAAAAACAATGCTCTATAAGAATCCGATTCGTAATATAATTTAATCGTATCTAACTTAATAAAATAATCTATAAACATATCGTTGATGGATCTATCTATATCATTTTTATGTGATTCTATAAAAACATCAAGTTCTTTACTTAGTTTCTTTTCATATTTTAAACACTGGCGATAAGTAATTTTACGAAATTTATTATTTAATGTATCATTATTCATTATAATTGAATCTCGAATAAGACTAATTTCTGCAATTATTACTTCATAAATTGGATCTTTTTTAATTAATGATAATTTTTCTGCATCAGATAGTTTGTCTGAAACACTATTTGTACATGATATAAAAAGTACAAATAACAATAGTGTAAATAAATTAAATTTTCTCATAAGTTAAATAAATTAAAGTGTGGTATTTTTGTTTGAATAATTTCCGTCATTAACACCCTTGTCTGAGGGTAAAGAGCTTCTATTGGAATGATTAGGTTCTCAACCTTTCTACATTTCCATGAATCAATGTTGTACGCCATAAGTTTTATGTTATTTTTTGGGTTCAAATGCTAGTTCAAGTAATGCATGCATAAGTTCTAGCTCTAAAAGAACTTCACGGGCTTTATTGTTAAGGAATAAAGTGAATAAGTATGATAGTACTGATAGCACTGTTACTGTTAAAGCAACCCAGAATTGTGAAGTTGCTACTAGTAGTATAATAAGAGGTAAGCAAACATAAGCTATTGTTCTAAATAACCAGAACCACGACAGGATAACATGCATTCTATCCTCGCTCTCTTTATCGTAGGACTCAATGTACTCCTTTTTATTATCACTATCTAACAGGTCACTGTAGTATTTTCCAGACTTCTTGAATTTCCTAGTAAGCTGTAATGTATTGAATACATACTGTGCCATTCCAAATGATACTATTTCATTTACCATAACTACTAATTTTATATTTTGCTAATATAATGCTTTTTAGCGAAATAAAAAAATAAATGAGAACTTTTTAACCATTTATTTTTTGCCGGCCAATAGTTAACGCATACTAAAATCATATGTAGATATATAGAATAAAAATCAACATATGAAGGCTAAATTAGTATGTGAATCACTAGAGGAGTGGAGAAGTTCCAAGGTTGATGAGGGTGCGTTTTCATTCCTATTCGGAACAGAATCTGAAGATGCCCTAAAGGAGTTCATCAATAACCCAGAGGATAAAAAGGCCCTTATGACTGCTTATATTAAGCAAATAAGGAAAACCCCTAAGGTAAAAGACGCACTTCTTAAAGTGGATACAGAAAAACAGGTTGAGTTCGCTAAGCAGTCATTGGCTGCAATGGAGAAGAACCCTAAGGCAATCGCACCTTGGTTGGTCATAAAGGATGGCCAAATAGTAAAAGGAGGCATAATTGGAGGTTCAGTAAACTTAACAGTAGGAGCATAAGGGTTAAGTTTACTGAACCTCCAATTA